CCAAAACTGTTAATATAACGGGAGAATTCCCCCCCGGTAATTACGGGTAGGTATATACTGGTATACTTTCGGTAATTGAGGCCCGTATATCTTGTGATATCCCAATATACCCCTACATCAAGATCGTTTACTATGTTACGGTATAATTCCGACTGGACTCGTTGGTCAGAGTGTAGCAAGATTTTTTCCGGCCCCCGAGGCCTCAGATAGAAATCCCGGTCCTAGGGTCGCCTGGGCCTGGATTTATGGTCATAAATCCGAACTTATCACGCTAAATTCGGACATATCACGATAAATCCGGCCATAGAGATAGGCCCCACCGGAGTGGGGCCTACCTGGTTAGCTACCACATCCGCAGGATCCGTTGTTCGCCTTCCGGAGGTGGCACTCCGGACATACGGGGTTCTTGCGGTTCGAATAGCCACCGGTGAGTTTCTCCTCTGCGAGGCGTTCCAGTAGCCATCCTGGGGGTCGCCGATCCTGACCGGGGAAGTTACCCTCCGCTGCCAGGGCGTGCTCGGCGTGGATTTGGTACGGTTTCATCCGTCCTCCTTGGATATAGGCGAACATAGGGGGATCCGAGGGGTACTGCTACTTGTTAGGCGTCAGTACCGGTCTGAGGTGCGTCCTCGGTCTCCACGTGCGTGGTCACGGGCTGGGTCACTTCGACTCCTGCGACCGGCACCTGGTTGCGCACGACGTAGTTCGTGATGAACGAGATGACTTCCTGACGGGTGAAAGCCCTGAGCGTCGCACCGGTGATCTTCTCACCGCGGACGACCAGTCCGTTACGAGCGTAGTTGTACATCATCTGCGGACGAACACCTTCCCGTCCGGCTGCCGCCAGCACCCGGTTCAGGACGGTGTGGATCCCGTACGCACTGTACTCCTGCTCGGTCACGAGTGTCCCGATCACCCTTTCGTACGACTCGCGTACCTTGGGGTCGATCGTGATCGTCTTAGCTGCCATTTTCGTCTCCTTAGGGTTGGTTTGTCCCCTCGGATCCCCTTATGACCGCCTATCTCCCCCTCCCTCCCCCTTTCCCACGGTGTGTCTAAGGTTGTCAGTCTATCCACCGTTTGGACGCGGTTTGGGAGTGTAGCGACATTTCTGTACCGATCTGTAGATGTTCGTACTACGTACGGACGGTATCAGCCGGTTGCGACCGGTTCATTCCGGTTTGTCCGATTTTATTCGGATTTATCCCGGTTTGGACCGGTTTAGGCCGATTCGTCCGTTTGGCCTGATTTCTATCCATTTGTCAAGGTACAGCCGGATTCATGCCGGTTTAGACCGGTATAGACCGTTTGGCCTGATTGGCCTGTTCTATGCCGATTTAGACCGGTATGACATGTTTCATCCCGGTTTAGTCCGAATTGGACCGATTCATTCCGGTTTAGTCCGATTAGTAATGTTTCGACCGATTTCGACCGTTACGAGATATTTCATCCCGTTTTATTCCGGTTTGGACCGATTTCGACCGATTTAGGAAAAAGGCCAGATTTATGCCGGTATGTGCTGTTCGGACCGATTTATTCCGGTTTAGTCATGTTTGACCCGATTTAGGCCGGTATGTCCGGTTTTCGGGGGTTTTAGTCGGAAACGACCAGTTTATGCAGGGTTAGCACGTTTCGGAATAGTTCATCCCGAATTTCACCGATTGTTCCGCATTCATCCCCGTTTCGGCAGGTTTCGCACGTTTCGGGATGGTTTTCGATGGTTTCTCCCAAATGATGCACATTTAGGATATAATCATACGTTTTCCACCAGTTTTCGTACATATTTCCTCCTTTATCGGGTTATATCCGGATTTATTCGGACATACCGACTTAGAACGGGTCAAACAGCTCCAAATCCGGTCAAATCGGGGCATATACGCCTAAACCGGGTTAATTAGACGATAACCTGCCGAACCGTCGCAAAACGGTACATATCGTACAATTCGTCGACAATTCGGCATTCTTCATCCGAAATACACTCTTTACACGACGAAACGTGACAAAGGTAGGTAATTCGGGCCAAATTGGCCTCAACCGGTAGATCATCGTACCAAACGGGGTCAATACGCATTTCTCCTCCTTTATCGGGATACCGACGTATATGCCCCGGTTTGGCCGGATTTGGAACGATTCAGTTATCAATCTACGGGTTCCTCCCGATTTCCCCGGCTATCAGCCCCTATATGTGGCTATGTCCCGTTTCGGGGGGATTTGGACGGCTTTGTGGTGATTTAACTATATTATACCGGATTTTTTCAAGATCTTCTCGGCCCGTGGGTCTGTTACCAAAGCAGTGCTGAAGTGACATGGTTATGGTGCTGTAGTGGTTCCGCGTGCGCGATGGTGGTAGCTTTTGCTCTTGCTATATCAAGTATAACGCAGCCTCACAATTCGACTGCAAGTGGGCGATTGAGGGCTCTTTTGCATGGCGGGATATCGCATCGGAGTGTTACAGTGATAGACTGACACGTTGTGGCTACAGTGGTGACAAGACTATAATCAAGGTAGAGGAGGTGGCTTATGGCGACCGACGAAGAGCTGGAAGCTTGGTGTCCGAAGGATGCGGTCGAGGCGCTTAAGCTCGAGCGCTCAGTGTACCCGGAGAAGACGGACGCTGAGGTGGCACGCGATATTCTGATGCGCGGAGCTCCAATTGCGGCTGCTTCTGTAGTGCACCTCGCCGCTCATGCACGGGCGGAGAACGTTCGGCTTGCTGCAGCCAGGTACGTGGTCGACGGTATTCTGGGTGGTGGCTTCAACTTCGGGATCAACGTCGATGACAACCTGCTGGCGCTGGTAACTCAGTTGGCCGACAATGACATTGCGCGCGAGATCGTTGAAGGCGGTCCGATCGCATAGCTAGCGCAACTGTGGACCCATGAGAGTATCAATGGTTACACTGTTCGGCCCTGTGGGTATCGGGAAGACAGGGACCCCGGTTGACGTTGTTCAGGAGGTGGAAACATGCCGGTCAGGACGGCAAACATCGGCGATACGGTGCAGCTCCGTGACGCAAAGGGAAAGACGCGCAACGTTACGGTAGTTGGCACGCAGGCGAATACCGGAACGGTGCCTGGGACGCCGGTAGTGGCGAACAGCGGTGCTGGTGGGACGCTGACCGCTGCTACGTACAGCTACAAGATCAGTCGGATCAAGAACGGTGCTGAGAGTGCCGCTTCTGCGGTTGCCGGAACTACTGTGGTAGCGGGCGGTACTACCAACAAGTGTACCATCACGCTGCCTGGGGTGGCGGGTGAGCAGTACGGGGTATACGGGCGCGTCGGAGGGTCCGAGCTGCTCATCGGTATCTCAGCGGCGGGAGCGAGCTCCTTCGACGACACAGGGGCGGTCACGCCTGCTGGTGCGTTGCCGACGGCTGACTCTCGTGTTGCGGCTTACTCGCACCACCAGAACAGGACGGCCGGCGCAGCTGGTGGTACCAAGTTGACGAAGGCGACTGCTGTTGCAGACACCAACGTCTACTTTAAGTACTAGGGCGATGACGTACGCAACGAGCCCGATGAACGTTGTGGCTCCGTCTATAACGGCGAGTGGGTGGTGGGAAGTTGAATACAGCGTTCCGGCACGAAGATGTGAAGCCGGTGACAGTGCGACAGAGGAAGGCTGCGGCCGCTATGGCAAGGACGCCGCGCAAGAAGGTGGCGCCACGAGCGAAGACGGCTCGACAGGTACGTGAGGACCAGTACGACCGGAGCCGCAACGACCAGCACGGGGGCTAGCATGGGTGTGTACAACCCAACTGGTAGTGGCAACGTGCATACTGACCGTGTGATCAGCGGCGGCGCGAGAGGTGGAACAGTGGCGAAGGGTATGGGGTTTAAGGCGGCTGCAGCATCGGTCGCCAAGAAGAGTGGCGTGAGTAAGAAGGCTGCGAGCGCCATCATCGCCGCTGGAGCCCGGAAGGCCTCCAAGGCAGCGAAGAAGGCCAATCCGAACCTGAAGAAGGTACTTCCGGCGAAGAAGGCTTCACCTGCGGCAGCACCAGCAGCTACGCCGCGGCAGGCTCGGATGGCAGTGGCAAGCAAGCGGCAGCGTGGACGGAGCTACTGATGGCATCTGCTGCCCAGATACGGCTGAAGGCTCTGACGCGTAGAGAAATCTACAGCGACACGACCAACATTGCCAACGGCGCTAGCAACTCGAGTGGGTTCCTCGATGTCTCCAAGGCGAAGAATATTACTATCTTTGCCTCGAGTACGGGTGGTACCTACCAGCTGCAGTTTATCTGGTCTCGGGATGGCTCGACGACCCTGTGGACAGAGACGATCACCGTCGTCGCAGGAGGTCGAAGCAACCAGGTAGTGCCTGCAGCTCCATTCGTGCAGGTGAAGGTCAACAACACTGGCGGCGCACCGTTCTCAGCGCACCTCACATCCATTTCTGTCGACGCTATGTAATAGTAATATCAGATGTCATCCTGTTATATTAGGGAGGGTGGTTGTGAAGAATTTTCTCGAGGCGATTACGCACTTCTTGGACGATCATGCCAAGGCGATCGTGAGCGGGTTGGTCATGGCCATTGCCATGTACTTCACACTTGCGCATGACGGCGATGGTATGACATCTGCCGACTGGCAGACGCTGACAGCATCGTTCGTTGCTGCTACTGGCCTGGTGTACTACATCCCGAACGCCATGCGCAATCTGTTGCCGCGGGCTGTCCAGGCTGAGCTGGAGGTAGGAACCGCAGACCTCCCGCCGAACTACACGTCAGTGACGACCACACATACTGGCGCGACAGTTACGGTGACTCCTTCGCAGGCCACGGTAACGCAGGACGGTAGCACTGTCGATCCTCCGGAGACATCATCCACTCCCCCGACGATGGGCTTCGCGCCTGGAACCACCGTTCGACCGCCCACCTACAGCGATCCTGCGCTGCCTGAAGGGCTCGTAACGAGCGTTACGGTGCAACCTTGGTCAGACCTGATCAGCTATGACCCAGTCGCCGACATCCAGCGCGCGAAGCAGATACTGATGGGTCAAGACGAGCTATGGCGACTCGAGGATGAGCTGGCACGCAGGCGACGCCTGAGACAGCCTCGCGAACTGGAACTCGGCGACGATGAGGTTCACATCTAGTGGCCCTGTCGAAGCTGAAGTACTTCCAGCTGGTTGGGTATCAGCCACACCCCAAGCAGCAGTTGTTTCATGATTCGCCATCTCGCTTTCGCGTTCCGGTGTGTGGTCGTCGGTTCGGGAAGTCGCATATGGCGAGTCGTGATGCGGGTGCTGAACTGTTCCTTCCGAAGCATCGCTTCTGGATCATCGGTCCTACGTACGACCTAGCCGAGAAGGAGTTCCGGGTTATCTGGGACGACCTGATCATCGGCCAGAAGTTAGGGCTAGACAAGCGCATCAAGAAGGCATACAGCAAGCGTAGCGGTGAGATGTGGATCGAATTCCCTTGGCAGGCGAGGATTGAGTGCCGCAGCGCAGACCACCCCGAGAACCTGGTTGGTGAGAAGCTCCACGGCGCTATCATGTCCGAAGCTGCAAAGCACAAAGCGGATACGTGGGAGCGCTTCATACGCCCGGCGCTAGCGGACGCTCGAGGCTGGGCTACCTTCCCGACCACTCCTGAAGGCTTCAACTGGCTGTACAACTTGTGGGCCTATGGGCAAAATGCTGATCCGGTCTACAAGGACTACTCCTCCTGGCAGTTCCCGTCGTGGGACAATCCTTACGTGTATCCGGGTGGACGTGACGATCCGGAGATCAAGCTCATTCAGGCAACGGTGCTCCCAGCGTTCTTTGACCAGGAGATTGCAGCACTCTTCAACGCGTTCATCGGCAAGATCTATGACGAGTTCAGCGAGATGCTGCACGTCAAGAACTTTGGATACAACCCTCGTTGGCCGAACTACATCAGCTTTGACTGGGGATTTACGAACCCTCTTGCGGCTGTAGAGTTCCAAGTCGACCCTTGGGGTCGTGTGTGGATTTGGCGTGAGCACTACAAGGCAAACCAGATCCTTGAGGCGCATGTAGCGGAGCTGAAGACTCGCCAACAGCCAGATGGGTACAAGATCGACTTGGCATTCGGTGACTCGGCAGACCCAGGCGCTTGCGTGTACGTTTCAACGCACATGGCACCGTGCCTCGGCGATCCACGAGCAAAACTCGGCATTGAGGCGAAGGGGACACGTGAATCCGGCTGGAGAGAAGGCGTCGACCTCGTCAAGTCCTACCTGCGACCACGACAGATCGGGATCGCAGACGAGTATGGTACACCTTATGAAGAGCCTTGGCTCTTCATCAGCCGAAACTGTCCGAATACAATTCGAGAGTTCAACAACTACCGAGCACCCGCTAGTGTTGGACGTACCGCTCGAAACGTTAGAGAAGCTGCTCAAGCGTATGACGACCATGCTCTAGATGCAATTCGTTACGGTCTGATGCATGTCTTCAAGCTTGGTGCGGTTTACCACTTGAGCGACGTGTATGATCTTGCGGAGCTCCAGGAATCGAACGCATCCTTCTTTGCAGGGGACATTAATGGCGGTAGCGGCGGATACTTCGATACCAGTCAATTGTCTCGGTTCTGAACGTGAAACCTACAAGGATCTTGCGCTTAAGGTTGATTCGTTATATAATGAATTCACCTAACTTTTGCTCACTAGTAATTCGCCGATCGTCCATTTGCGGCCTGTGGGGGTTGGAGAGGCATGACCGCGGTTGAGTACGTCAACGACGAGGGCTCCGTTGCACTCGCCGAGCTTCTCGATCGACACGACGTCGTAAGTGTCGAACTCGATCCTGCCAATCCTTACATCATCATGTCACGGCGGGATGTCGCAGTTCAACTCGCGAAACCGGCCAATATCGATCCCGGTTTCGGTCTTCAGGAGCTCGGTTACACCTCAATGAGTCCGTGGACTGCATGGACTCGCGAGGAGCGAATGCCTGAGCTCCGCGACAAGCTGGGCATTCGCAAGTACTACGACCTCAAGCGAAGCGATGGTGATATCCGTGGAGGTCTAAGGCTGCTCAAGACGCCGATTCAGGCAGCTCACTGGTACATGCAACCGGCTTCTGACAGTGCCGAAGACAAGAACATCTCGGATTTTGTCGAGGAGAATCTGTTTGACGGGCTAAATGTCGACTGGGCTCAAGTGCTCGACGACGTGCTCCTGATGTTCGAGTACGGCTACATGCCGTTCGAGAAGGTGTACGACTTTAACAAGCAGGGGCAGATCGTCCTCCGCAAGCTTGCTCCGAGGCACCCGCTCGATATCATGGAGTGGGCTTTCGATGCGCAGGGTGGACCGAATGGAATCGTGATGGAACCGTTCGTTCCATACGGTAACCTCGGTGTTGGAGGCGTTCAGGGTCTCAATTTGCCGTACCCTGCAGATACCATAGGAGCGTTTATCCCGATTCGGAAGCTTGTGGTTTTCTCACTCGAAGCTGAGGCGGGTGACCTTCGAGGCATCTCGGTGCTGCGCTCGGCGTACAAGCACTGGTACTACAAGGACACGCTGTACAAGATCGACGCGATCCAGAAGGAACGACACGGTATTGGTGTGCCTGTGATCCTCCTTCCTCCAGGGTTCTCGAAGGCCGACAAGCTGCTGGCCGATGAAATCGGTCGAAACCTCCGGACGAATGAGCGTGCACACATTGTCGCACCTGCGAACTGGATAATCATGTTCGCCAAGCTCGAAGGTCAGCCGGTATCTGCTGTTGAGTCGATCAATCACCACAGCGAGCAGATCCGAGTGAACATCCTCGCTCCATTTATGGGTGAGGCTAGGCCGTCTACAGAGTCGACGGACATGTTCTTCAAGTCTACTCGATACCTCGCCGCTAGTATCGCGAGTACATTCAACCGGTTCGTTATCCGACAGCTAGTCGACTTGAACTTCCGACGTACTAAGTACCCGAAGCTTCGCGCTCGGCGTATTGGTGAGTGGAACGATCTCCGTACCTTAAGCTTCGCAGTCCGCAACTTCGTTGGTGCTGGTCTGATCACTCCTGACGATGTTCTAGAGGCTCAGATTCGAGACGAAACCGACCTGCCTCCAATGGATAAGGCGACGTCGCGCTTGATGATTGGCGCTCCGATGCAGGCTACGAAGGACAATCCGGCGCAGATCAGTGAGCCTGCAGGCCCTGACGCCAACCAGCCTCAGGCGACGAAGCCATCGCCTGCACAGCTGCCTCGGCAGACTGCACAGCCTCGAGTTGGCCTTCCCAAGGGCAATTCGGGACGTGATACGTCAGGAGGTTGATACAGGGTATATAGTGAAACGTTGTGGTGAATGTACTACCCCGTCTATAATCGTAATAGGAGGTGCCGCTGCGATGGGCAAGCATTTTGGCTGGTGGGTCGACCTGACGAAGGTCACCCTAGCTGATGCGGCAGGGACCAAGACGAGTTGGGTCCATGCTCTGCCGTATGGAACGTACACGCATCCGATCCACGGCTCGCTAGTCTTTGACTCAGCCAAGCTCACCGCACTGGCTACCAGCGTCAAGACGAAGGTTCGCGGTGTCGATCCCGACATCGACTACGACCACAAGACCGACCCCGCCAAGGGTGGACAAGCTGCGGGTTGGGTCAAGGATGCTGATGTTCGATCTGATGGTCTGTGGCTCCACGTCGACTGGACAGCCGATGGCGCCAAGGACATCATGGAGAAGAAGTACCGCTACTTCTCGGCGGACTACGCCGACGAGTGGACCGACCCGAACGGGGTAGTTCACACGGACGTTCTGAATGGTGGCGGTCTTACCAACCGTCCGTACATGAAGAACTTGATCCCCGTGAACCTCTCCGAGCTCGTCGTACCGCCCAACGACCCACCTGGGGAGACTGACATGGATCTGAAGAAGCTCAGGGAGCTCCTCGGGCTCGCTGAGACGGCCGATGAGGCTGCGGTCATCGCCAAGCTCACTGAGATGGCGACGTCGATCACGACGCTCACCGCGGAGAAGACCACGCTGACGGAGGAAGTCGCGAAGCTGAAGAACCCGACCGACCCGAAGCTGGACCCACAGCTGCGGCAGCTGATCGAGTCGAGTCCGGCGTTCGCCAAGCTCTTCGCCGACAACGAGGCCAAGGAGAAGGCGCTGCAGGAAGCTCAGGCAGCGATCCGCCTGGCCGAGATCAACACCAAGCTGGCGGAGCTGCAGCACGGCAAGACCTTCGCCCTGACGCCTCCGACTCGCGAGGCGATTCAGCAGGTCATGCTGAAGTCCGGTCCGGAAGCAGCGAAGCTACTGTTCGAGCTCTTCGAGGGCATCGTCAACGGGACGTCGCTCGTCGACCTCTCGGAGCGGGGCTACACTCGTCAGCACTCCGGTGATGGCACCGACTCGTCAGCTCGCTTCAACGAGCAGGTCAAGGCGCTGATGGAGAAGGACAAGCTCGACTACGGAACCGCTGTCGAGCGGGTCGCTCGAGACAACCCGAAGCTGTTCGATGAGTACCGCGAGAGTTCCTACACGTTCAAGGCGTAAGGAGGAGGTGAACTAGAATGCCTGGACCGAACTACGTTCTGGACAAGGCTTTCCCTGTCCTGAAGACGTACAACACATCCGACACCGCAGGCGTCCTCGCCTACCGGTGTGTAGCCGCTGACTCGGCGACGGGTAAGATCGACCTGAACGCTACTGCAACGGTGCGCAACACCGGCGTCGTGCAGGAGAGTGTCGACGCATCCAAGGTTCTGCAGGACAAGGTGCTTGCCGACGTGCGTCTGATCGGCATCTCACGGGTGCGTGTGTCCGACACACCTGGCACCATCGTTCTGGGTTCGTTGGTCGCTGCCAGCGGCACATCGGGCAACAAGGGCGGCGTCAAGCTCGCTGTGTCGACCAACATCCCGCTGGGACTTGTCGTCGGTCCCATTCCGATCGGTACGCCGGCTGCTGGAGACCTGATCGACGTTCTCCTCACGCCTGGTCTGCCGGCCCTACCGTAACCTGAAGGGAGTGACAAGACATGCCAGTTTACAACCCGACAGGTTCCGGCAACGTCCACATCGATCAGATCTTGACCCAGATCAGTGTGGCCTGGCCCAACAACGACCTCGTCGGCGAGCGACTGTTCCCCATCGTTGGGGTCATGAAGCAGTCGGACAAGTACTACATCTTCGGCCGTGAGGCCTGGCTTCCGGAGAACGACTTCCGTGCGCCGGGTACTGAGGCCAACGAGATCCCCGGACTCGCGCTGTCGACTGACACCTACTACGCGCAGGAGCACTCCCTGCAGGTGCCAGTAACGGACGAGGAGCGGTGGAACGCCGACAGTCCTCTCGCCCCGGACCGTGATGGTACGGAACTCGTGACTGGCAAGATCATGCTGGGTCGCGAGAAGGCTATGAAGGACCTCGCCACAACGGCCGCGAACTACGCCTCGACAAACACGGCTACCCTGTCGGGTACGTCGAGGTGGAACGACTACGTGAACTCCGACCCGATCTCCGACCTGCGTACCGGCAAGTCGGCGATCCACTCTCGGATCTTCATGCCTCCGACGGTCGCTGTGATTCCTTACCAGGTCATGACGATCCTGGAGGATCACCCCGACTTCATCGAGCGCATCAAGTACTCGGAGCGGGGCATCGTGAGCGCCGACCTGATCGGTGCTGTGGTCGGCATCCCGGGCATCGTCATTCCCGGCGTCGGCATCAACACGGCGAACGTCGGTGCGACGCCGTCGCTCTCGTACCTCTGGGGCAAGGACGTCGTCATGGCGTGGGTGCCCGCGCGTGCCGGCCTCAAGGTTCCCGCCTTCGCATACGAGTTCGGATGGCGTGGCAACCCTGGCGGTCAGGTGCAGTACATCGACCGGTGGCGTGAGGAGAAGCGGAAGAGCGACCTCGTGCGCTGCTGCCGCTACTACGACCTCAAGCTGGTCGCGCAGGGCGACCCCGGTTCTGGCGATGCCGGCAAGGCGATTGCCGGCTACCTCATCAAGACGGCCGTGAACTAGGAGGTGTGAGATGGGCAAAACGTATCACGCGGTCAACACGATCCGTCACGGTATGGCCGGCGAGGGCGAGAAGGTCTTCAGTCCGGGCGCACAGGTGACGGGTCTCACCAAGGAAGAGATGCTCGACCTCTGGAACGCGGGTGTTCTCGAGGAGCGCGACGAGGCTGCTGACAAGCAGGCTGCGGTGGACGCTCGGGATGCTCGTATCGCCGAGCTCGAGGCTCAGCTGGCAGCGATGAAGGCTGAGCAGGAGGCCTCTGCTACTCCGGAGGCTTCGTCAACGGAAGGTGTGGACGAGACGCAGGAGACCGGCGGCGAGTCCGGTGTGGACACACCTGAGACGGAGCCTCCGGCAGGCGTGTAACAGTGGAGGAGGGTAGAGATAGTGAGTCGCATCACACTTCAAGAAGCTCAGGCCTGGGCCGAAGGTACCAAGCTCACTATCTCTGCCCTTGACACTAATCTTCTCGACCATCTCGAAGAGGAAGTCGTTGTCCGTCTCTCGTCAGCGTTTCCAGACTATACGACTTGGACGAACTCGACGACTACACCCAAGCTCGTTCGCACCATCATCTCGAAGCTGTACATTGCATGGGTCTACGATCGCCAGTACTCCGAGGACATCGGCGAGGGAAGCGTCTACTCGGAACGTCTTCGGACAAATGCTGAGACACTGATCGTAGGGCTGCTGGATGGTACCATAGAGCTGCCAGGAGAGCCAGACACATCTGGCTCTCCTCTGTTCTACCCAACGGACGCTTCTTCAGCAATGACTCCCACAAGTGATGATCCCTCCCTAGGTCCGGCTGCCTTCTCAATGGGCCAGGTATTCTTTTAGGAGGGGTGTATGACTGGGCCAGCATATACGCCCTTCTCAAAGATTCGCCTCTCGCAGATCAAGGCTGCGGTCTGGGGCGGTATGCGGTATGACCACATACTTGCTGCTGGTTGGGAGATACGGCCGTCGATTGGAATCATCGCTCGACGCGTGAACAAGTTGGCCCTGCAGATCGCTGACTACAAGGTACCACTGGTCGAATCGGTTCGGGTTGTGATGATGCCCTCGATTCGGCAGAACTTCCTTCATGAGGGTCGTCCCACAGCCTGGGAGCCTCTGTCACTAGCTGCGGAGAAGATACGTGGTAGTGCTCGGCCTATCTTGTATCGGTCGGGTCTGCTCGAGAATGTGGCATCGAGCTTCGGCATCTGGTCCTTCACCAAGACAGGTGCAACGATTCGTGACTTGCCTCCTGAGGTTTGGTACGGTAAGCTTCACCAGGGTGGTTGGGGCAGCATCAGGGATGTCGCTGTCGATTTCCTCCTTCGTGAAGGGTACGCGCTGACCCTTAGGAACATCCGCACGGCGATGGCTAGACTAGCTAGGACCGCAGGAACGACTGAAGCACACAACGAGACCAAGTTCGTCATTCCTGCTCGACCTTTCCTCCTCATTCAGGCGGAGGATGAAGAGGCTATCAGCGACATCTTCATCGAGTGGATGGAAGGGCTAGTCAACGAGGCTGGCCGTGCTTGGGAGGCAGGTGTATAGTGACCTACCCTTACCCTGCTGACATCTCGGTCATCGCTGGCGTTCTCCTAGCCAAGATCGAAGGCCACAAGGGTAGCTTCATCATTCCGGTAGTCGACACCTTCTATGGTGATCAATCGCAACTTGCTCACACTCCTACTGTCTGCGTCGAACCTAACAACAAGGTCCGCGAACTTGCGGGCGCTCCTAACATGACTCAGAACGACTTTGAAATCTTCATCCTTGTATACATATCGCAAGTACAGGATATGAACGTCTCACGCAAGCAGGCTGACCAACTTGCATACGACATTGAACTCTTCCTGCACCAGGACCTTCAGCTCAAGGACCCTAACAACGGCAACGCTCCGACTCTGATCCACGGATTCGTTCGTGAGGTCGAGTCGGGATATGCAGTTAAGCGTAACACCTTGTACCGCTCATCTCGGCTGACATACTTCGGCCGAAACAAGACGTCGCTCCCGGTACACTGAGAGGGGGATTGCTATGGCGTTGAAGGCAACATACCAGGCGACGTCTGATCAGGCATGCGTTGTCAACGTGCTTGGTGAATTCGAGCCTGGTGAGACCAAGGACTTCACGGAGGAGCAGGTAGCTCTGTTCGAGGCCTTTCACGGGTATAAGCTCGGCAGTGCTCGGTTCGCTCCCTGGTTCCACCTGACGGTTTCCTTCTCAGAGGAGGGTGGTGAGAGTTAATGCCTAACCCGAATATCGGTGCAGCAGGCCAAATGGGCATCGCCTTCGAGGTTCTGCCACCACCTGTTCTGACTGGAGTTCCCACAGCGGGCGGCGCGCTGACTGCAGGTACGTACCTGTATGAGATTACCGCGCTGAACGCTCAGGGTGAGACGTCGGTCTCGAACGAGGTCTCGGTCACAACTGCTGCAGGCAACCTGACAGCGCACCTGACATGGCCCGCAGTAACTGGCGCGACGGGTTACAAGGTCTACCGGACAGCTGCTGGCGGTGGCACTGGAACCGAGCTACTCGTCACAACGCTGGGCGTCGTCACTTCGTACGACGACGTGGCTGTCGGAGCTCCTGCTGGTGCTCTCCCAACGTTCAACACAGCCAACACTCCCGGCACTTACGTTGCCCCGACCAAGTTCTTCCCGTTCATCAACGAGTCCATCAAGTTCGTTCAGGAGACGGTCTTCCGCCGACCAATTCGTAAGTCGGCAGACATCATCGGTGCTGTGAGTGGCAACGTTCACACCGAGGGTGACATCGAGATGGAATGTCTCGAGGACGTTCTCATCTACTTCCTGTACGCCTCTCGTCACACGATCGTCAAGTCAGGTGGCTCGCCGAACTTCACGTACACCGTGACGCCGCTGCCGAATGCTCTACCTGTACGTACGCTGAGTATCACGATCGAGCGCAACGGCCAGGTGTTCGGCTACACCGGATGTGTCGTCGGCCAGTTCAAGTTCAGCATCACTGATGGCCTGCTCATGCTGACCTTGAGTATCATCGGTCAGGACGAGGCCTCGCAGAGCCTGCCCACACCGACGTTCTCTACTGTGGTACCGTACGGTGCTGGTCAGTACATCGTCGAGATCCCGACGGCTACAGCTGTCTTCGACACCGACACGTTCGAGTGGCAGTGCAACGACAACGCAACGCCGGAGTACCGTCTCAAGAACACGGGACGTGGTGCACAGTTCGTCCACTTCGGCGAGCGCGAGCTCACGCTATCGGTCGAGCGAGACTTCCTCGACCGTACTGACTACGATGCGTTCAAGGCGCTAACGGGTCAGTCGATCACCGTCACGGCGACGAAGGGAGCCAACAACAGCATCGCTCTACTCACACCTGTCTCGATCAAGGACACGTACGAAGTCGGGCTTGGCGGCCAGGGCGAGCTCATCCGCGCCCAGATCGCCTACCGGTTCCCGATCGATGGAACCGGCAAGTCGTTCCAGATCGTAGTCAAGACCCAAGAGAGTGTTGTTTAGCAATTGCGTCTCTTAGACGTCTAACCAAACTAGACTCTAACTAGACCAAAGGAATCTACACCCTAACTACAAAGCCAACCGATTTTGTCTCTCTAGAGTCTAGGTGGGACAATGTTACTAGAGGTACAGAGAGTGCTAGACCTCATTCGTCTAGCATCCGAGATCGAAGGGAAGATCGCTGACATGACTCAGAGCATGGCGGACCTGATGACCAAGGTCGCAGAGCTGCAGGCCGGTCAGACGGAGGCGCTCAAGGACGTGCGTCGTCTGATCGAGGCGGGCAACACGGCAGCTGCGGTCGCTGCGGTCCAGAGCCTGATCGACACGAACACGCAGATGGACGCCGAGGTCGAGGCTGCTGCCCCGGAGCCGCCGGCCGCCACGGCTGCGACGACCGAGGTCAGTGCTGGCGAAGCCACTTCGCTCGGCACGCAGGTCGCTGCGGATGGCGGAGCGGCCCCTGCCGCCGCTTCGGCAACCGACGGCGAGACCTTCGTCGCGCCTGGCAGCTGAGCACTGCGGAACCAAATTGCGGGCCCCTGTGGGGATTGTTCTGCAGGGGCCCCGGTTGACTAGGAGGGTGAAATGCCAAGGGCAACAGTACTGAAGACAGTAGAGAGGTTCGAGCTCAAGACTGTTCCGGAGACCGATACCGAGGAAGGCGGCTGGGTTGAGCTTCGTCGTCTGTCCTACGGCGAGAAGCTCGCCAAGGACGCCGAAGCGATGCGCATGCGACTCGGTATGGACTCGACGACGAAGAACATCGATGCTGAAGTGTCGATCATCAACGAGCTCGCGACGTACCTCGAGTTCGCACGCTGTGTCGCAGGACACAACCTCACGGACGAGAACGACAAGGCACTCGACTTCACGAAGGCACATGACGTGAAGAGTCTCGACCCGCGAGTCGGCGCAGAGATTTCTGAGCTCATCGGCGACCTGAACGACTTCGAGCGGTCGTCGTCAACGAGTTCGGTGGACGGCTCGGGAAAATAGTTCCGTCACTTAAGTTTCGAATCGAAGCGGCTATCGTGATGAACCGGAAACTTGACGATGAAGCTGCTGAGGTCGTTTCTTTGGTGAGAACTTGTCAAGCGTTAGGGACACTACCCCGAGCAGGAGGGCTCTTCGATCAAGATGCGTACTTCGTTCACTTAGCGCAGATGGTACTTACGGCAGATGCTAAGAGGGCGGAGAGGGATCATCCGAAGGGAGGGTAACTGTGGCCATTGCAACTCGGAACTTGTACCTTGTCCTGAAGGCTAGGGATGAGGCGTCGCGAGTTATTCGAGGCTTTGGTCGCGAGTTGACCCGGGCTAATGCCCTTGCACAGGCGGAACAACTTCGCAATGCTGCTGGCATAGCTACTCTCCGTGCAGCTGAGCTAGAGGCAGCAGGCGCTGCTCAGGCAGATATCGACCATCAGCGCCTGCTGGCTCGCCAGCTTCGCACGCAGGCTCAAGAACTCGAGCGCAACCATAGACGTGTCCTACGTCTCACCAATGCGATGCAGACGTTGAGCTCTACGCTCATCACTGTAGGTTCCGGTCTCGTCCTAGTTGGTGGCGCAAGCATCGCGATTCTTGCCAAGACGACTCAGATGTCTGTTGAGTACGCTAGGCAAGTCGCTCTGACCATGACCCAGGTCGATGGGTTCAAGACGTCGCTGTCCGAGCTCTCGCAGGTCGGTCTGGATGTAGCTAAGAACATCGCAGTACCGTTTGAGGAGATTCAGCCTGAGCTGTACGACATCTTCTCATCCACCAACGCGAATGTCGCCCAGGCTAAGATCCTGCTCGAAGGGTTCGCTAAGACAGCTGTAGCAGGTCAGGTCTCACTGCAAGATGCTACTCGTGGTACTATTCCGATCTTGAACGCCTTCAAGATTCCGCTTGACAAGGTCAACGATGTTCTCGACATCCAGTTCCAGCTGGTTCGAAAGGGCGTCGGTACCTACGGCGAGTTCGCGAAGATATTCGGTCGGGTTGTGCCTTCAGCGACACGTGCTGGACAGAACTTCCAGACAGTCGCTGCGATGCTGGCGTTCCTTACTCGTAACGGTCTCAGTGCAGCTATGGCGTCTACGTCTGCTGCTCGAGCATTGGACGCTGTATCCAATCCTAAGTCTGTTCACAACATGGAGCAGCTCGGCATCGGGGTACGAGATGTCAAGGGCAACATGCTGCCTCTTGTTGACATTCTACGGAACTTGCAGAAGTACCTGCTCAAGCTGCCTAACAAGGATCGAGTCGGAGCTCTTGTCGACCTGTTCAAGGGCTCTGGCGGTACAATTCAGGCTCGACGGTTCCTGGATCAGATTCTACTCAAGCCAGGCCAGCTCGAGGACTTCGTTGGCTTCCTGACCGACATGAATCAGGCCTCTGGACAGTTCCAGAAGGCTTATGCAACGATGGCTGATACCGTCTCAGCTAAGACAAGTCTCCTCAGAAACAAACTCAAGGTCGCAGCAGTTGCTCTGGGCGAAGGTGTAACACCTGCGTTCATCGTCATCCTGACATACCTAGGCAAGATAATCGACATGTTCAACGATCTCGACCCTGCGACGAAGAAGTGGATCTCGATTGCACTTCTACTCGGCGCGGCTATGATGGTCGTTGCCGGTATCATTGTAGCGTTCCTGGGTATCCTGGCTGGTATTACTGCAGCTATCGTAACTGCAGGTTCTGCATTCTTCATCTTGGTTGGAGCAGTCTCTGCACTGGTGATCGGACTGCTCGGTCTTACTGCAATATTCGTAATTGGTTGGAAGAGAAGTAAAGCGTTCCGAGACATCGTCATTGATACGTTCAATAGACTCAAGACTATCTACAAGGAAGCGATCCTACCAACAGCTGAGGGTATCAAGAGGGCATTCGAGGATAAGGCTCTACCGGCGATTAGGGACTTCGCCAAGTTCATGCGCGACGATTTCCTCCCAGTGGCTGAGAAGATCCGTAAGAAGATTTGGGATGAGCTCATCCCGGCTCTTAAGGAGCTCGGCGGAGACATTAAGGACTTCGCCACGAATGCGTTTGAGTACCTAGCCTGGATCATTCACAACCTCCTCATTCCAGCTATTGACGAGGCGATAAAGTTCTACAAGAAACACAAGGAGACGATCGACCAGCTTATCGTCGTCGCAATCTATCTCCTGAAGTGGATCGCGAAGGTCGCTCTCCTGCTGCTGTTCCTCGCTATAGTAGTCGGTGGCTCTATTGTTATCGGGGCGTTCCTCCTCTTCATCGAGACTATGAAGCTAGTCATGGGAGCACTTACACTTACCATCGAGATCATTAAGGCTCTCATCCACTGGTTTAGCAGCCTCGGCGATCATGGGCACATCGCCAGCAAGCAGGTTATGGACGCCTTCTCAGCGATGGTTGACTTCCTCAGGAGTATACCCGACAAGATCATTGCAGCAATCGGCGACACCTCGCAGCTCCTGCTTAGCGCTGGTGAGAACATCATCAGTGGACTGATTCAGGGTATTAAGAACAAGCTCAGCGAGCTCGGCGACGTCGTCGGTATTGCTGCAGGAACGATTAGAGATCACTTCCCGCATTCACCTGCGAAGAAGGGACCACTAGCAGGCTACGGTGGTATGTACTACGCAGGCCAGACCATCATGCGGCAGCTAGCTGCGGGTATGGCATCAATGCCTACACCAGCTACAGACGCAGCTAGCGGAGTACGAAACACTGCAGCCTTCCTCACGCAGAGTCCTAACTACAGGCAGCCTAATCAGGTTGTCCAGAACATTACGGTGCACACTCAGGAGATTAGCCCAACCAAGCACGCTACTGAACTCGGCTTCCTGTTGGGGGCGAGGTAGTATGGTACTGGCAGACCTGACATGGCAGCTCGATAACGGGCCCATTCTGAATACCGACAGCTCGGGACCACCGTTTACGGACATCGAGCAAGTGACAGGGTTTGATTCGACACCCTTCCGCGAGACCATCCGCGAGCATGAGGGTGTAGACGGTGGATTCATGGATGCCGAGTTTGAGACTGGTAGAGATGTCATTCTCGACGGAACCGTCTATGGCGATGTCAGCACTGTGGAGACGTACCTCGATAGCCTGAAGCAGAACTTTGCACCAAGAGCGACTCCGGTTGCACTCGTGTTCAAGATACCGGGTGTGTATGAGCGTGTTATATTCGTCAAGCCTCGTGGCTGTCGATACAGGTGGGATCAGGGTCGGCGCATAGGCATCATTCCCGTACAGTTCCTAATGTATGCGGAGGATCCTCGCTTCTACGATAACACACTCCAAGGAGCATCCGCACCTTTCGGTGGTCCTGCAACTACTGGCTTCGCCTTTAGCTTCGGGTTCAATCTCAGCTTCGGTGTAGTAGTTCCTGTATCAGGCGCAGACGTGACCGTCGGAGGCAACAGACCCACACCGGCAGTTATTACCATTCCTGGGCCTGCTGTTAACCCGCGCATCATCAACGTGACTGATGGGCTCTCGTTGGACTTCGTTGTCACACTTGGTGCTTCCGACATTCTGACGATTGACCTCGGGAACCGTACGGTCACGCTTAACGGGAATATCAACCTTCGTAACACGCTACAGCGTCCTGACTGGTGGCTCTTTAACCCTGGCGTAACTAACATCGTCTATGGCGGTGGCAGCAGTAGTGGTGGGCCAGCCGTTATCTCGTTCCGAAATGCTTGGAGGTAAGGGTGACAGTTCTTAACCCACCTGGGTGGCTACAGAATGCTGGGGCTACGCACACTGCCTCTCAGATGCGATCGTACATCGGGGGCGCCTTCGGTCCAGCTATTGGCGCGGCATCTCTCATCCCAGCCGGTGGTGTACAGCCGTACCTAGGCAACAAGCTGCAAGTTACCCAATCAGGTACGCCAGGCATGTCAGTAGTTGTCAAGTCTGGTGTAGCCTGGATTCCGGGTACAGAATCAGGCACGCAGGGTGCGTATGGCGTTATGAACGATGCCGATGTGACTCTTGCGATCGGTGCTAACGGTTCTGGTCTACCTCGTATCGATAGTGTGTTCTTCAAGGTTCAGGACACGCAGTACTCAGGCGGTGTTGATGCGGCTTCGCTGGTCGTTGTCGCAGGTACACCTGCAGGCTCACCTGTGCACCCGGCTGCACCTGCTAACTCAATCCGCCTCGCTGACGTCGCCGTAGCAAATGGTGCGGCGAGCATTACCAACGCCAACATCACTGACATGCGAACCTACCTCGGCAGCAATGCAGGTTCAGTTCCGCCTGACATTCAACTCTTCACTGCTAGCGGTACGTGGACGAAGCCTTCAACAGCTCGGTGGGTATGGGCAAGGGTCCAGGCTGGTGGAGGAGCTGGCGGAGGTGCTAGCGTTGGTGCTGGTGGTCAGAACTCGAAGGGTGGCGGCGGAGGAGCTGGTAGCTACGCTGAGGCCTGGATCGATGCGGCACTGTTGGCTGCGACAGTAACTGTCACCGTAGGAGCTGGCGGTACAGGCGTCGTTGGTGGTGCTGGTAACTCTGGTGGAGCTTCATCGTTCGGCGCTGCTATCACCACAACAGGTGGTACCGGCGGTCAGACCACAGCTGCTACTGCTACTGCCATCGGTGCTAGCGGTGGTGCTGGTGGAACTGCTGGCGTCGTTACTGTAGGAACTGGTATCGGGTCAAAGGGTGGAGCTGGTGGTGCAGGCTTTGGCGCAGTATCCCGGTGTACTAGTGGTCATGGCGGCGACGCAGTACTTGGCGGTGGCGCTTTAGCTAACTCACTTGGTTCATCTCCTGCATCAGTCGCAGGCGTAGCAGGCGGGCAGTATGGCGGTGGAGGCTCAGGCGGAGCAACTACAGATACAGGAGCCGCTGTAGCTGGTGGCGCTGGAGCTGCGGGTGTCGTAATCGTAATGACTCTACAATAGGAGAATGCGTGACTATCTACAACGAGGAGTACTTCGGCGTCGGCAACAACGATCCCGGCCCCGGCCCGAATGGGTGGGCGGAACTCGAGACGTCGATGCCGGTGATGCTGGACTACAGCCAGGCCCGGGTCATCTTCGAGATCGACCTTCTCGCCGCGCCGCAGGTCGGTGAAGAGCTGCTGATCCTCACCCGGTGCGAGATCACCGAGCCGTACAACACGAACGTGTCGATCGTCGACGGCCTCTACCTCAACGATCACCCCGCCGACGCGGGTGGCATCGTCCACGCCAGCTACAAGGGCATCGAGCTCATCGAGGACCTGGGCGAGAACACCAACCTCGCCATCCACCACGGCGTACGCCACGCCAGCACGCTGTGGCACTGCAACGGGTCCGAGGGTGTGACCCCCGACCACCACTGGCTGCAGTACACCTGCACAGGAGAGAGCACTGCGGCGCAGGCAGGTTGGACGATGCCGGTCATGCAGGACTACGGCCAGCTGCGGTGCGCCTTCCGCCGCCCGTTCGACATCGACGCCTGGCTCACGACCAAGCTTCAAGGGTATGGACTAATTCCGTAGGGAGGGTGAATGAAGGTCTACCACGTTGGAGTTGAAGGACACACCTCACTGTGTGGTGAACGATATCCTGATGACGTGCTCGTCCCGGCTCAGGAGCTCGAAGACCCACAGGGGCCGTACTTCAACTGCGTAGGTTGCCACAAGGTACTGAGTGGCGGCCACAAGCATGTTCCGCCACCTGAAGGGTGGGACGATGACAGCGACTGACACAGCCTTTGGCTGGGACACGAGTCACTACGACGCTCCACCTACATCACGTGATGGCCTATCGAACTTCCTCCACAAGCTGACCGACGGTGATCACTACTACGAGGACCCTGAATTCAAGTCGAGCATCGAGGCGGCTCGAAGCTTTGGGATTCCTTCGCTGGGTGCTTACCACGTTCTGCACGGCGGAAGATCGATTCAGAACCAGGCTACGTGGCTACTCCAGAGGCTCGATGCTCTCATCCCATGGTGGCGGAAGCACCCTTGCTTCAACATCATGGCCGACGCTGAGCCCTTCAACTACCTGACGACACCAACGATCGCCGAGGTGAACGGCTTCCTCGCTGCTGTCAGGGCCGCTGCACCTGACGCGGTCGTCTGGGAGCGGGAGTTCTCGTACACACCTCAGTGGCACTACGGCCAATCTCTCACCGGCCTGCTGTACCGCTGGTGGTCAAGCAAGTATGGCTCTAACCCTGTAGGACCCTACCGCTCGATCTATCCGGGTAATACCAGTGCTCGGTGGTCAGGTCCTGTCAATCCGTTCTACCTGCAGTACGGGAGCAACGCCACCATCGCAGGGCAGACTACCTGCGACGCGAACGCCTTCAGAGGGTCTGAGGAAGACATGCTCAGAGCCCTTGCAGTCAAAGTTCCGGCACCACAAGGAGGGGTAGATATGCCTACACGCTACAAGTTCATCGGCCTCAAGGACACACCGTCGGGTCTCGATGGCGTCGTTCACATCACGGACGGGCCTTGGTATCGCACCCGGGAGACAGCGCCCGTGTGGGATGCGTTGGAGCAGAAGGCCGGCTGGCCGCCCATCGTCGAGGTTCGTCCTGCTGACGTGGCGAACAAGGACTACCAGACCGCAGTCACACAGCTCTGTGGCAAGCTCGCTTCGAGCGCAGGGGGCGGATCGGGTGTCTCTGCTGATCACGTGCACCCGGTGAGCATCTCGGTCTCGACGAGTGGCTCGGCGACAGGGAGCGGCTCAGGAAAGACTGGTTCTGCAGTAGAGCCTACGGCGTAGCACATGGTCGCCGACTACCGATACTACTTCGGGTCCTTGCGCGTGCCAGGGGTAGTTGCTGAGTTGCCCTTGGGTGGCACCTATATGGACCTGGAGCTCAATACTGGTGGACGGCTTGACGGTACAATCCATCTAGACCAGACTGGTCTACGCAACCAAGATGTCATAGATGCAACCATCCCAGGTTACAGTTTCGTCATTGCTGAACGTAACGCAAAGGTGATCTGGGGTGGTTACGTCTGGAGCAGAACCTACCAGAGTCAGTCGAAAGACCTCCAGCTTTTCTGTCAGTCGTTCGAATACTACCCGGACCACCAGATCATCGAGAATGACATCACCATAGGCCCTGATCATCCTGTGAACTGTTTCCTCTCGCTGTGGACGAACATGCAGCACAGTGACGAAGGCCGAAATCTGAGCATCTCGAATCCGATAGTACCCTACGCACTTGGTGACGATCCAATCTTCAGCTTCATTGGTAACGTTCAAGTTCTTAGCTCGGACAAAAAGTTATACGGCGAAGCTATGCACGAGCTTAGCGATAGCTCTTTCGGGTTCGACTGGTACATCCAGTGTGACAGAGTTGGCTCAGACTACTTAAGGAGGCTCGTCGTTGGGTACCCTCGACTAGGAGAAACAGCGACTGATAACAGTCTGGTGTTTGAATATCCTGGTGATATCCTAAACTACTATCAGGTCGAATCTGGTGGAGACGCGGCAACTACGGCCTTTGCAATAGGTGCAGGAGACGGCTCGAAGCTTGTTCTGGGGAAGGCTGTGTCAGACCTTGTAGCACTTCGCGGATGGCCTCGATGGGATTACATAGCGTCTTACAAAGATGTTCAAGATCCCTCTCGCATTCAGCTACTTGCTGAGCAGGAGCTCGCAACACGTAAGGCGCCTAAGATAGTAATCAAGGCAACAATGAAAGGCGAGCTAGTGCCTGAGTTCGGTGCTTGGGGTTTGGGTGACTCCGTTCGAGTAGTTATCAAGGATGCACGCAACCCACGGGGCTTCGACTTCGCTGCCCGCATCGCTAAGTGGACTCTTAGTCCTCCAACAGGGGATCAGGTAGAGTCGTACGACCTCGTCTTCGTAGGTGATGACAATGGCTAGAACTGGTAAGTATAGCCTCGGCGACCGCGATTTGATTGACCGCATCAAGGAGCTTGAGGCTCGAATCGATAGGCTGGAGAGAACACCTCAGACAGCCTTCGCAGGTGTCAACAAGCAGTCGATCACCATCGACGGTGGCACCTTATATGTCCAGCGAGACGACCAAGCACTAGAGGGACAAATTGTCCTCGGGTCTCAGGAGGATGTCTTCGGCCAAACAGGTATGTCTTCTGTCATCACTAGGTCTCAGGCAGTTCCTACAGGCTCATACTCCGGAGATGGGAATCGGCTTCTCGGAGCTGAATCCTTTAGGTTCGATAGCGTTGATGGCTCCGTCCCTAACGCTGATGGGTCTTACGACTTCTCCACCTGCAACCAAACGGCGCTTGTCACTGATAAATCTGACTACGCCATCCTCTCTGACACATACGGTGCTCGGTCAGGTATGGGTGACCCTCGTATTCCTTACCCTGCCTACCCTACGACACTGATAACGTCTACTAGCAGTTCCTTTGCTGACCTGTACATCGTACAGTGGGCAATGTACCATCCGCACCTGCAGTTCTCCATCATCGCGTCGAACGATGCTTCGACCGGTGGTGAGATACAGATCGTCGACCTCGGAAACAACCGAGTCATTACGACGTGGGCAACAACGGTAGGTGCTACGGAGTTCGAGCTCTTCAGTATCAAGAGGCGCGATACCCAGTTCGGAACTGATACAACAGACGGCACTGGTTACCCGAATGGTAATGTCACTTACCTCTCCATTCAGTTCCGCCGCTCTTCGGGTGCTGGCACTGCAAGGTTCCGCCTAACAGGCATCCAGGGATGCGACCTCTCATTCAATGGGGACTTCTGATGTATCGCTGTCCAACCTGTAACCAGCCAATGCCTATGATTATCAGCGGTCCTATACACGCCTGTCAGGATGTTAGCCACAACGTAGTTTGGGTTGATACCGAAACAGTTCTCACCGAGACAGCGACTGCAAGGCTTCAAGGACTCCTCGCAGGTACACGTTATCAGAACCATGACATTCGAATGTGGCCTAGGCCACGATAGTATAGCCGTTCTTAGGAGCAGCGGCGATTCGTCTGGAATGAGGCGGCGTGGAGAAGTGGATCAAAAGCGCCGTCATGGCGACAGTTACCTTTGTATGGGCACTGTACATGCTCGTAGGAGTGGGAAAGTTCCTAGTCGAGGATAAGCAGATGCCAGACCCAGCTATATGGGGGATACCAGGGATGATATGGCTAGCCCTTAACCCACCAATACTTGGGATACGTAAACGCGAATCTGAGGTAGACTAGTGCCTTACTGGCAGACAGCTCTCTTGGTAGGCCTCGTCATGGAGGTCGGCGGAGCTGTCTTCGGCCTGGTAGTTCACTGGGTGAGGAAAGGTAGTGATGAAAGCACGCCTCGCTAAGGTCAGAGAGTGGTTGGCAAGTTCTCGAGCTGAGGCCATCATCAAATTCCTGGTCATCGCGTCTGTTCTTCTGAACCTGTACTTTGGCCAGCGTGTAGTTCTGACTCAGTCATGTCTGCAGAACTACATCGTAGCACAGAAGGCCTCTGATGCGATAGCAGGACAGGCAGCCACCGAGGACCGTAAGGTCGTAGACGACATGGTCTTAGCTGTCACGCACGCGCAGACGCGAGAAGACACCCGTAGGGCACTCGACATCTACATTGAGACACGAGCACGGAACGACAAGACTCGAGCAGCGAACCCGCCAGCGCCGTTTCACTGCTGAATAGACCTCTGGCCCGGAGCCGCGAAACACCCTCCCGCGATGCTCCGGGCCAGAGTTTTGCTCTACCAACCTCGGAATTGCGCACGGAACCAGAAGCCCGGCTGCGCTTCCGCCTTGTCTTGAAACATCTCGTAGTAACATGAGTCACTGTGGCCAAATGGCTTGATACACCACCGCTGAAATCCGTGTGCTATACCACCGAACGCTCCGCAGTGCTTCATACCTAGCATCCTGATCAGCCAGGCGCGTAGCTTCATGAGCCTGATATGTGTAGGCTGCTGGGACGAAGGCGCATCATGATCTCCTGCTGCTTGAGTCCGAATGTCATATAGCGTAGCAGGTGTCTCAGAGCGTCCATCGCATGTGGCTGCCCGGGCACGTATACGCCGATCCTCTGAAGCTTGTCGTCGTTCCAGAAGCCCTTTCCGGTGCCTGCGTTCATTCGTAGAGTGGCAGCGTACGTCCACTCCAGTGCCCATGCCCGGGTAGCGCCGATGACTTCTCGGGCTATATAGTCGATCTTGTCACGAGGCTGCTCTTCGTGTCTGAAATCGAATGTCTCATACCCCAGAGTGATGGAATCACTATTCCGAATGGGTATAGCGTACGCTATGTATCTCTTGATCGTATCGTGCAACGCCTTCAAGCCAAGCTGCGTGTGACACTCAAGAACTTGCGTAGTCTCAAATTCCCTTGGCGGTGTAGTTATAGTCCCGTCTGCTAGAGCTAGACCAGATCGAACATCTGGTCTAGTCCAAGCTGCTACTCCTGTCTTCTGACCAGGATCTAACCAGATGATCACTTTAGGTAGGTCCATTTTTACCTCCGGAACGTAACATGCGGGCCCTGTGGGTGTCTTTGCGACAATACCCGCCAGAGAGATTCTAGTTAGACGAAACAGGTAGGCTTTCTATCTAGGTAGTAGAGTCCTTTAGTCTAACAAGCGTCTACAGAGTCTATACTCGTGTCTCTTCTAATCCTGTAGCTAGAGATTCTTGCAGTGCTATGCGACGCTTGAGCTCATCACGAGCCGCCTCGAGCTCCTTGATGTGAGCCTCGATCTGAGCGAGGCGCCTACGTAGGGATGTACGTCCACGAGCTCGGACGATGATGTTGTCCGGATTGAGGTTGGTCCTGTCGCCATCGGCGAACGTGGCGTACTCATTCGGCATGAGCTCGCGCCCGAGCTTCTTCTCGGCGATGAGTCGATGTACGAGTACCCACCCGTGCTCGGTCTTCTCGTACAGATAGCCATTGGGTGAGGTCCTTCGTGTTCCTATTTGCGATGCTTGGCCTCTAGGCATTATAGGTCACCACCGTGAGTACTCCATAAACTCTTCCCAGGTATTGTACTGTTCCACTTCTTGGAGGCAGTGGAATACATTTATGCGGGGACCTATAACTACTATTCGCTTTTCCGAGGCGATAGCATACCCGAATTCCACGTCTCGACCGCCCGTAGTACTAGGCTCGTCGGTAAATACGATAACCAGATCAGCGACATCAATGGCAACCAAATCAGCCTCTGCGTGGCTCCTTCCGGCCCAGGGATCGACAAGGTCGGCAGCTTTCATACTCTCTGGAAAGAGCTCTGTGTGACCCTCACTCATCCAGGCCGATTCGATGATAGCACCGAGTCTCTCGAGCTCCTCCTGGTACTTACGCATTAGTTCATGTTGTACGTATGGTGCCGCAAGGTAGATCCTAGGCACTATAGGTCTCCCCAATTCTTTCCGATACTGATGTCGACAGGGAAAGGAACGTACTCGGTAAATCTTCTGCCCTCGTCCACCATGGTTTCACGTAGCAGGCTTGCCACTCTATCGACATCGTCTTCACTGCATTCCGCAACAAGTGCATCGTGAATGGTGAGTCGAAGGAAACCCAAACCACGGAGCATGGGTCGCACCCGAATAAGAGCGGAAAGACAGATATCACTTGCAGTTGACTGCGGCAGATAGGACAATGCTTCATTGAATACGTCCTTTCGATTCTGGTCAGTGATTAGCCAGAACCTGCGGCGCCGACCAAACGGTGATACGAGAGGCTGCCCGGAGAGCACTTGCTGCTTGATCGCAGTCTGCCACGCCATGATGCCAGGTAGTAGATTGGTGAAGTCACTATACCTACGTTGGGCCTCGCGAGGTGAGAGGTCATACTCGACACCAATCGAGTAAGCCTCACGACCATATCCGATACCGTAGAAGAAGGCCTTGGTCCTGATACGCTCTTCCTTACCCCAGCGACCCTCACCGTACAGCTGATCCGACAGTTCGTTGAAGAAGTCGTATCCGTCCTCGTCTCGGCTGAGAATCTCCCGAAGGTAGTCGTCCTGTGCGAGGAAGGCCATGATACGAGCTTCGGCCTGCTTGTAGTCCGCCTGAACTAGTACGTTACCTGGTTTGCTGACAGTAAATTGCCGTCGGATGCTTTTGTCACGTACAATATTCTGGAGATTCGGGTTACGGCTCGCAAGCCGGCCTGACGTACTTCCATGGAGCAGATAAGTAGTGTAAACACGTCCACGGTATAGCCTTTTTCGGATGCCGACGACATATGTACTACACAGCTTGTGCTCTCGTCGGTACCGAAGTAGAATTCGGACAAACTGTTCGACGGCACCTCCAGGAGGCAGGGTAGGGAGTAACCCAGACAATGTGGCTTCATTGGTAGAAGCAACTCGAACTCCTTGCGACGCGAGGTACGCCTTAACCTGCATAGGCGACCGCGGATTGATGCCAGCAAGAGGAGTTTCGAGATGACCTGTCGAGAGGACAACGGTCTCGTTCATGCTATCCTCGAGCTCTTCGAGGCGAACAAAGAACTCCTGTGCTAGCGTGGTTAGGTACTCACGATCGATCGCAATCCCATTCAGTTCGAGGAACATGAGTTGGTTGGATGCTTTGACTAGGAAGTCGTGAACCTTACGGACATCTTCAGCTTCGAGCTCCCGCTCGAAGATTTCCCACAGGGCCCAAGTGCAAGCTACGTCCATTGCATTATACTTGTACAGGATAGGTCGGGGGATATCTGCGTAGTTACCTCGACGAGGTATAAACCTCTTGATCTCGTCGTCGTACTTAGGAGCTCCCAAGCGTTCCACGGCGAGCACCTTGAGCTTGTGATTCCCAGGTCGCTCGTCTAAGCAGTAGCTCGCAAGCATCGTATCAGCCCAGAGCTCGAGAACTCCAAGCTTAGGCCATAAGCCACTGAGGTCGAACTTGCCATTGTGCGCGATGATCTTCTTCACCTGTAGTAGGTGCCTCAGATCATGTAGTACGCCTTCGTCCTTCAGAGCCTGTTCGCCAATTACGACTGCCTTGCCCCTCGCGTAGGCGATCCCGACGCAGAGGAGCTCGTACTTGTTAGGATGATCGAACGCTTCATCCTTCTCGAAGCCGACTTCGATGTCGACGACGATATGTGGCGTCGGATGCTCTAGGAGTTCAGCGATCACCTGTTTGACTTGGTCTACCTCGTCGAAGGCTCGCCACTGAGGCTCCCGCCACGGTTCTACTCGCTGAAACCTGAGCTTCCCGATGTCGTTCGTGAAGGCTGGAAACGCATCCGCATTTCGAAGACAGTAGGCCGGATGCCAAGTCGCAACCACTCGGAAATCGCGTTCCGGCGCCAGGGATCGTAGTGCAGCTGTTGCCTGGCGAGGAGGACCAACGCGGAGGGCGGTAATTGTCCCTGGATCGTCAACAAGAGCCTGTGCCGCCGATCCTCCAACTGCAATGATGTCTCTAACGTCTGATCCGGCAAGCTCTGAGAAGAGGCGCTGTCGACATGCAGCCTGTGCAGCGCGAGGAGGAGTTGCATTACCCTCAGGACGACATAGGCAAACATTGGTGAGTACTACCTCGTTCCGATCAATACCGTAGCTCTTGAGTACAACAGTCAAAAGCTTGCCGCTTGGACCCTTGAATGGTTCACCATAGACAGCCTCGTAGTGACCTGGCGCCTCTCCAACAACAGCGATGCGCCTTCCACTGATTGGTACTCGACTCAGCTTGGTCGGCGTGTACGGTGCATCTCGCAGCGGGCAATTGCTACAGTCAGCACCTAAGTGCTCAGCCTTCATCCGGTAGCCCAATCCAGGAATATGTTGATGTTGTCGTCGATGAGGTCGGTCCTCGTCTGCCGATACTTAGTGAAGTAGTCAGGTCTGCGGGGCGCCCAGGCATTAGCCACCGTCATGAACTGTTCTGCCTCAGCGAGCTTGTATGGTGCAGCTGAGTCCATCGACCGAATCGAATTCGGATTGTAACGCTTCGAGGTGTAGTACATCTCGGCTGGCCAGGCCTTGCTGAGACCGAGCAGGTGGATCTTGAAGCGTCCGGGGTATGCTGCATCGATGTACTGCGCAATCTCGAGACGAACAGTATCGCCATCGCGACGTACGCGAACCTTTGGGATGCCGATGGTATCAACGCCCATCTGACTGAACGCCTCGAGCAGCTGGATGCTCCCGTCTGTAAGGAAGTCTCCTGTTCCACCTCCTTGGAGGACGCCCATCAGACGGTAGTGAGTATGTAGAGCCTTGCCGTAGTTGGTCATGAATTGATCTGTGAGCTCGAGGGTGTGTTGAGCGTCACTCATAGCATCTGGGAGAACGATTTCGTTCACGCGCCAGCGGCCTGCGTAGTCGCTGAGCAGATCACCATCGACGAGCTCGTCCTCAGCACATCCGTTGTCGAGGATGATGAAGTGATCCCGACGACGTGCTTCCTTGAGATAGGCCTCGTAGTGAGGGTTCACTCGTGTGTGGAAGATCGGCAAGGCCAGGTGGATAGTGCTTCGCAGTGCCGTCCACTCTTGACCGTACGGAGGGATGAGCGCAGCTTTCATGACTTCTCCGGTCGCGTAGCGTCGCTTGACTTAATGAACCCTTGATCGTCCAGAACTCCTTCACCCTGAACGAGGATTGCCTCCTGGAGCATGCGAAGCTTAATGAACGTGTAGCGAGTGTAGTTAGCGAGGTCTACCAGTTCCTGTAGAGCTTCCTCGATAGTATCTACGGTCAGGAACTTGCCGGGTCCATACTTCTCGGCTCCAGCCTTGTGTCGCTGCTCACACATCTCGTCGAACTCGACCGAGTACCCGGTGAGTGTCTCAGCGAAAGCCTGCGCCATAGGATCAGCTGTCGTTGGGTCTCCTTCTCCGAAGGAAGCTTTCATAACCTCGTCAACTTCAGCGTCGGTAAGGTCATAACCTCCTCGAGGAGTCCTGCCCTCGACATGCTCGAGAGCACAATTACGGTTGTAGCAGGCCTGACCATCTCGGTGAAAACCAAGAGACGACATGTCATCCTCCGTTGATACGTGAGAGGAATTCCGACTTCGCGGTACGGTCGTGGTCGTTGTAGTAGCCTGTCATCATGGCTGTGTACGTCTTTGTGCCAGGCACCTGAGCACCACGAAGTGTCATGCAGAGGTGTTCTGCCTCCATTACCACAGCGAGGCCGTGAGGTTGAAGCCTCTCCGTCAGGAAGTCGGATATCTGCTTCGTGAGCCGCTCCTGAAGCTGTAATCCACGTGAGAAGTGGTGAACCACTCGAGCGAACTTGCTCAGCCCTGCCATCTTCTTGTCCGGAATGTACCCGATGTCGGCCTTCCCGACGAAGGGGACGATGTGATGGTTACACAGTGACACGAATGGGATGTCGCGTACCACGATCATCTCGTCGTAGTCAGCTGTGAAGTCGCGCCACTTGATACTCCTGGGCGTAGTCAGCTCACGGAGCATGGCTACGAAGCGCTCAGGTGTCTCAGCGCCGTGCTCATCGTCTTGCAGGCCAGTCGTGTTGTGGAGAAGGTACCTAGCCGCTTGGATGATCTCTACTTGGGTTACTTCGTTCACGTGCGCCTCGCTTCCGGGTCCCAGACGAACTTGTGCAGTTGAACGTTCAGGCGCCACTGAAGACGGTTGGCCAGGATCAGGGAAGCGACTTCAGCCGCCTCCATCTTGCCCCAGACGGGACCGCAGTACACCTTCGGCGGCTTCCCAGCCAAAGTGTCTCGGTAGCGCTTCCAGATGTCGACAGCCTCTTCGAAGTCCCCGAGGCTTGCAACAGTAAACTTGACGGCGTCCTTCGGTCGCAGGTGCGTAGCATTCCTCATCATGTAGTCGAACTCGGTGGTATCGCCCGAGCCCTTCAGCTTCCAGTCCATGATGAAGCGAAGGTGGTACACCGCCCACGAAGGCCAGAGTAGTGTACCATTCGTGAACACTTCGATCGTAGTCTCGTAGCTCGTTGCGAGCATGAGCTGACACAGCTCACGAAGGTCGTCACCCTTCTGTAGGAAGGGCTCACCTCCTGTGAGGCAGATGTTTCTTGCGCCGGAGAAGTTCTGCTCCTGCCTGATGAGGTCGAAGATTTCACGGGGACCGGTCGTCTTCCACTGGTCGCGGTACAGTGCAGGGTCGATTGCATGCTGCGTGTCGCAAGGCCATCCCGGGCACTTGAGATTACACCCTGCGAACCTCACGAAGACAGTCGGTACACCAGTTCGAGGCCCTTCGCCCTGGATGCTTGTGTACACCTCACTGAGTTGCATCCGAGATTGCCCTCTCCAGCTCGATGAAGAATACCTTGGTGTTACCTTGCCAGCCCTGAGTAGGCTTCCACCTCGTCAGGTCAGCCATGAGTTCCTCTGCCTCTTCACGATTGTCGAACTCGATCGTGACAACTATGGGCTTGGCTGGCGTGTAGGCATCGACCTTCATGTCACTCCTCGATGTGGATTGCGCAGTCGGCGCCGTTGGTGTCGGTCTCCTTCACCTCGACGAAGACAGCATCGATTCCGGAAGATCCCTTGAATTGCGCTTCGGCCCACTCTGCGATCCACAGAGCGATCCGCTCGGTTGTCGGATCACCCTCGCACGTCACGAGTCCGGGCAGCTTCTCGTCCACATCGTCGGGGTAGTGCCCAGCCCGAGTCAATGAAGCCCACGGGTCGTCCTTGTTGAGCAGCAGCCGGTGATCGTAGTTCGTGTCGATGTAGTGACGGAAGACCTTCTTCACTGAGCCGAAGTCGAGTCCTCCTAGGATGCCCTGCTCGTCCAGCTCACCGGTGATCGAGAGCGAGATCGTCATTGTGTGTCCATGGATGTTCTGACACTTACCAGGTAGCTGTGACAGTCGATGTGCGACCTGCGCAGTGTGCCTGACGGTAATTCCGTGCCTAGGCTTCATCAGCCTTCTCCTCCGACTCATCTTCGTTCTTGGGGGCGATCTTGGTAGTCTTGATGAGATCCCAGCCTCTGATGCGATGGCCGTGACGGGTTCCGGTAGCATCCCACACGATGAGGAAGTTGCCTTCTACCATCCAGGTGCCGAACGTGGTAATGGTGAACTCAGGAGTTGTAGGGTCGTCCTCGCAGTAGCACTCGACCCGATACTGAGGCAGATCGAATTCTGTTAGGTCCAACTCCGGAGGGAGATCGGGTACGCGAACCTTCTCTTCAGTCATGTCAGCCTTCCTAGTACATCTCGGAGTGGTCGTCGATCATTGGATTACCATCTTCGTCGCTGTCGGACTCGGTGTGGACTACTGTACGCCAGTACTCCCAGTCGTCGTACGAAGTGAGATCAGTAGCTCGTGCTACACGCTCAGGATCATCGGCATATTCCACTGCAAACCTCTTCAGAGCGACGTCGATGGCCTCGAGCCGCTCGACACACGTTCCGCATCGTCCACAGTGGGTCGGACCTCCCTTATAGCAGGAGTATGTGTGATGGAGGACCACACCGAGCTCGAGCGCCCGGAATGCGATGTCAGCCTTCGACACGAAGAGCCACGGCGTTATGATAGGCCTAGTAGCTCCTTCGGCTAGGCCAGCAGCCATGAGTGCCGGGTCTGGATCGGGAATCCAGAAGTTGTGAAGGCCTTCATTACCTTCGAGCATAGCTACGCCCGCTGCGAAGATGAACTTCGGTCTGCAGTCAGGGTAGATGAAGTGGTCGCCGGAGTGGACTCCGATAGCGACAGTGTTCGCGCGCCTGTTGACAGCAACCCCACAGGCGATGGATAGCATGATCATGTTCCGATTGGGAACGACGGTTGCCTTCATCGTCTCTTCGGCGTAGTGACCCTCTGGAACCTCGATATCAGGGTTCTTCGGGAATGCTGTGCCTGAAGGTGCTCCGCCGCCAGATGTCAGTGCTGAGTTGTCGAGCAGTCTGCTCAGGCTGGAGACATCGACGATGTCGTGTCGACAATCCATTTCCTTCGCTGCCCGCATTGCGTATATCAGTTCGTGCTTGTGGCGCTGTCCGTAGTTGAATGACAGCATGTCGACTTGCCAGCCTTCATACTGCAGCTCGGCAACCATCGTGATGCTGTCTAGGCCGCCACTCACGATAGCAATCGCATGTTTGTTCATGCATCCCCTCCTATTGCTGTGTACAGTGTTGTCTTACCCATTCGTACTCCGGTTATCAAACCGCGCTGCTCGAGGGTGGAGAAGGTGATCTCGGCTTCACGTGCACCCAAATGATACCATTGCATAAGGCGTGATCTTGCTACGCCGGGGTGCTGTTTGATCGTCCTGTAGATCCTGAGTAGCATAGCTTCACTACCAGTTCTACCTATGCCCTCGATGACTTCGAGTGTGTACTCTCGCCACTCCGTTGCATACTTCAAGGCGAGAAGCATGTCGTCTAGGTCAACTACTACGTGACCGTTGATCTGTCTCGAGGCTGCAATCAGAACCGCAGCTTTGAGTACTGACTTGGCAAGACGGTCGTATACAGGCGTCATTACGTCTGGCTGATTCGAGTTGATACCTGCGTACAGCATCGTTGTTTCGAACTGATTGTACCGAAGCCATGCTGTCTCGGTTAGACTTGCCTGCACCTTTTCTGTCTGTATGCCGACCGTTGCACCTCGTCGAGTTACGACTTGCTCGTGGACGTATCGCTCGCGTAGCTCCTGAAGCTCTTCGACGAGCTTGCTTCGGACATCTGTGTTGAGAACCGTCGGAGGTCCGAGAGGTTTTAGCCTTGTCACGTCTGATTCAGCAGTTACGAACACAAAACGTGGAATGAAGCCTGATGATACGTGCTCCAGTGTCAAGAGCGATTGAACTCGGTTCTTGATTCCTCCTGCGAAGATGAGTAGGCACGGGTCTCTTACAGTGATAGTTTCCTTTCGTAGAACTCGTTTCATTGTCTTGCAGTCGTACAGCTTGGTTAGAGTCTCAGCCATTCCTGCATAGTAGTCCTTCTTCTGCATCGACTCTAGCAAGCCACTGAACTCATCCCGAAGGAAGACGGCAGGTCGTCCGGGTCTTGCCTCTATCGCAGTGAGTAACCCTTCGAGTGAGCCGTCTGTGGCTAGGAGGACATCTGAGTCGACTTCATCCACTAAGTCCATTCCGAGATCCATAGCTGTCGACTTTCGTGTCAGTGTCGTATCAGCCAGAATCATGAACCACATATTGGGTACGATAGTACCGAACGAGGTCGGAAGACGAATCGCACCAGCTAGGACAGCACTCAGTGACATGAAAGCCGCTGCGTGATGATACTGTGGCGCCGCATCGCCAAGACCGGAAGCCCATCTGACGTACCGCTCGATGTACGTATCCATACCCTCAACAGAGGCTAGCTCAGAGTCGCTTATGAGCGCCTGTCGATTCTCCTTGCGAGGTACAAGTGTGTTGAACTTCTCCTCTGTGTGTGTCTGACCTCTACAGACCTCTTCCCATAGCAACCTAGGATGCTTGCCGTCCCGCTTATACTTGTTGCAGGCAGCTTCGCGGGCAACTACGAACACCTCTTCTCTACTCAGTCCAGCTTCGTAGAGGAGCATGATTAGTTGCCATAGTACCTTACTCCAGTCAGACTCAGCTCCGTCTGAAGGAACAACACTGAAGAGGCTAAATGATATAGGGTTGAGTGATCGACGATACCTTTGCATGAGGTCGAGAGGCGCTTCAGTTGGTAGAACCTCAGGCATTGGATCGTACGTCTGCAGCTTAGCACTACGTCGCGACTCCATATACGGCTTGAAGTCGTCAACTGAGTACATCGTGCGAGATGCATGTCGTACAGCTACTGGTGGAAGTTCGTCGTACTTGAAGTTGAGTGTGTACGGTACACGTAGAAGCTGAGTTAGATCCCAGCCAGTCTTGTCTGCCCCATCAGGCACATGGTGGTATGCGATGTTCCTGCAGACCTGCTCAGCTTCTTCTGGATCGATTGGGTCTCTGAACGACCAGTACGCTTGCCAACGTCCTGGTGAAGATTCAACTGTGAATGAAGGAGGAACGATACAGAGTTCCGGATTACACTTGTCAAGGTCAGCCCAAGCTACAGGACACGATTGTACGTTCTCCTTGTATCTTGTACTGCGTTGTCCTGCTGGTATCGTCTTGCTCTTCAGGAACTGCGGGCAGAACCATATACTGCCTCGTCTATAGTTCTCCTGGATAACAGTCAACATGCTAGGCAGTTCAGAAGGGTAGTGGTAAGTATGTTCAATCCACTTACCCTCTAGACGCATCGCTATGTTGATGAAGCCCTCTGAGGGTCCGAATAGCGCACGGAAGAATGTGCTTCGCTTACGCTCCAATTCGGCAGGATCTGTTGGTAATGTCATCTCACCTCCCGCCTACAGAATAGAAGAACCCTAGAGCTGAACCTCTACTGAGCACTAGTAGTGCGCTCGTCACTCCGTCGAGTGAGTCGGGCCAGGTGCTATTAGTTGCAACACCCAATCCGCAGCACGCACGTTCGTAACCTCGTCAGCTCTAGGGTTCGCCTTCTACGTCACTACGACAGCAGTGACGTCGCACCCTTCGCGGTAGCCTTACCGGTCGCAGCGGGAGCACCGACCTGTGACCACTGTGCCTGCGCGAAGTAGGACTTGGGCTCGAACTTCGGCGGGTACTTCTTGGACGGGTCCCTCTTGTCGGTCGACTCACCCATCAGGATACCGCCGACCACCATGATCTTCCCGACGAAGAAGTCCGCCTCGGGGACCATCATCCGACCTGCAGTCACCGTGAGGCCGCAGGCCTTCATGATGTGCGTGATGGTGAACAGCGCCGGAGAGAAGAGCATCGCGTTGGCCCAGCAGTAGCGACCAGCGTAGACGCCGCCTCGCTTGTCTTCGACGACCTTGAACTGGAACTTGTAGTACGGCTTGCCGGGGTTGTTGCTCTCCGGACCGCACTCAGCCAGTTGGCAGTCGTCGACGACGCAGAGGTACTTGCCCGATGGTAGTGGTTCGACGTCCCTTGATTCACTCGCAGCTTCGTCGTCGGAGAAGTTGACGTAGATTCCAGACACGGTTAAGCCTTTCAGTTCAGATCACTGAGATCGAGGTCTGTTTCGGACTTCTTTGCTGTTTGTCGAACGATGAGGTCGTACAGCGTCGCCATGTCAGGGTTGACCATTGCTGGCGGGAGCATGCCAGATCTGTCCTTGGCGACGGTCGACTCGGTTGCCGCCGACTGTAGTACTCGAACTTGTTCTCCGTCTACCTCCTTGACAGCGTAGTACAGGACGATGTCCAGGAATGCTGCTACCTCCTGGGCCATCTTCCCACTGAGGGATGGAAGTCTGATGGGTCGCCCCATCCGGTCCTTGTCCTCGCGCTCAAGCGCCGTGAAGATGACATTCACGGGCAAGTCGCGGAACGCGCGAACGAAGCGACGCGTCTGCTCGAGGTTCTTTCCCCACTCGCGTAGAGAGGGTACATCAGCATCTTGCTCCTTGCCTGAGTCGACAAGGTTCTGCATGATCTGCGACATGTTGAACTTCTGGATCTCGGTCAGGCTGTCGAGGATGACCGTGTTGAATCCATGACCACCTGCACAGAGCTCGTTGTAGACGTCCTGTACGCTCTTCCAGGTGGTCACACGAACGAGCTCGACGTCTGACATCGTCTTTCGAAGGGTCATTGTGCCACCTTCGACGTCGATGAACAAGACGCGCCTCATCTCCTGGACAGCTATCGCGGTAGCGGCAAGGTACGTCTTCCCGACACCTGACCTGCCGTAGATCATCAGGTTGAAGTTGGGCGAACGCTCTTCGACCTTTTCGATTTGCAGTCCGCCGATGGTAGATGGTGTGAGTGATGTGATAATTGACACTACATTCCGCCCTTTGAGTCAGTATTTGAGGCTACTCGTTCCCAGTATCGATGTGGTCGTGTCTCGTAGTTCGTTACGAGCATGTACTCTACGTCCTCGCCTCGATTCATCCCGAGACACGGCTGGCGGTAGGCACACGTTGTGCATCCGAATCTACCTGGTGAAGGGTAGATTCGTAGTTCGTTGTCAGTCATGTCGAGGGCTTCGAGGTAGAGATTTCGTCCCGCGTTTATGAGCTCGGTCTCATTCCGATGCACCTGCTTGCGAGTCCAGTACCGAGGTGCATGTTCCTTGAGGAACTCAAGGAACTCATCGTACGCGCCAGAAGCATGACCAGAGGGATCGTTCTCCATGATGGTCTGCAAGTAAATCTCGTACGAAGTGTCCTGCTGCTTGTTGACGGAGAACAGGCAACCCTTACGCCGTACCTTGTTCGGTTCAGGCTCTATCGGGAACGCCTTCTTCATCTCATGGTACACGAAGCCGGCTACATCCATTCCAAGAACCCACAGGGCCCAAACGTAGCCGGTGATCTGGTCATCGAGGAGGATGTAGTCGTCAGGACTATCCTGCTCTTCCTGACCTGACAGTCTAGCTGCTGTTTTCCAGTCGAACACCCAGTACCGACCGTACTCGTCAGCAGCCAACATGTCGATGCGGCCGCCGAATGTGACGGGTAGTCCCTTCCACTGATCTGATCGGTACACCAGCTCGCGACCGGATATAGACATCACATGGAAGCGTTCACGTATGGTGTCGCTCTTGGCATACATTGATACCTGCCAAGATTTGTACTCGTTCTCGCCGTGTGGACTGTTACGCCACATGGTAAAGCAGTTATCACACTTGCACCAGAGCTGAGATCCTGTGCCATCAGCTCTGACAGGAACTTCGAAGTCGATCTCTACTGCAACAGGTGTGAACCCTGTGTCAAGCAGAGGTGAGACGTTCTCGCAGTGATACTTGATCATGCCACGACCAAGATCGAGCCGCTCTGCGAAGTCCTCCTCGACGGTTCGATCGATGTTACCGTCGTTCAGTCTGACGTAGTTCGCCTTCTGTTCGTTGCAGGTGTTTACGAACGCTAGGGTCGCTAGCGCCTGTCGTGTCTCGGGATCCTTACCCCACGTCGTCGGCTCATACCACGCCTCCATACCCTTATGGAAGGCGGAGCCAAACTCGAGAGGCTTTGCTGTCACAGTTGGGTAGAGGTGGTCTGTGAACAGCCAGTTCCATCTACGACGGCAGGCTCTGAAGCTGCGACGCTCACTGGTGTGGATTGCATGTGTAAGTTTGGCTACGATATACTCGTCAACATTCAATTTACCCTCCCTACCTAATTATACCAGTGAGACTCCGTTTGACTACAAGAGGGTCTATTAGGGAAAGTCTACGCTGTCAATCAGCGATTGGACAGTCTCGAGATCGTGTAGGAGTCCTTCAACCTGTTCCTTGAGCCCTTCTCGACTAGTAGCTTCGAGAAGGATACGGTTCTTGTTGGTAACGAACCTCCAGAACTGCTGGTCACCATCGTTGGTGTCTTGTGCTAGGAGCAGCAGGTCGTAGTTGTCACTGACGATAATTCTACTTCGTATCATTACGTACCGGACTCCTCACAACTCCTACGAACGCCTCCATCGGGTGGCTGAATGTAGTCGGTACCGTACTTACGTAGTGCTTCGGACTTGAGTTGCGACCGTCGGTCTTGAACGATCCAACCTTCTTGTGCTTCTTGTTGCGCCTTGAGCCAGCTTGGGCTCTACGAGACACTGTTTTCATGTCGCCAACCAATCTGTTGCGGCCTGTGGGTGTCTTGCAGTCTAGCGGGCATTGATGGTTATGAGTGACCATGCCAATCGTGGTTGCGGTGCACCCATATGTGCGCTCCGAGCAGGAACAGGATTCCGCCGAGAGCTCCCCAGAGGAGATACCAGACGAAGTGGATCATCGCCCCTCCTCGGTGCCCACGGACGCAGCCCGGGCGCGAACGATCTGCTCAGCTGCGGTGATACCATGGCGATAACCGTCGTCCCATAGGCGGGGTCGAGTACGTACACCAGCGATGAGTTGACCGATCTCGTCCGCCGCCCGTAGCAGTGCGTCCCGTTCGATGTCGGCGCATTGCTGCGCGCTCACCGGGATGAGGGGTGCGGCAGCGCGGACGGCGGCCTGGAATCCGGGGGCGGCGTGCCGAGTCGCTTCGGCCACGTTCCGCCGGTCGTCTTCGTCGGGGTCGGTTCCGAACTCGCCGAGCACCACGTATTCGGCCCACGCTCTCGCCGCCGCTTCGATCGCCGCGTCCAGCGACTCTTGCGTGCTCATAGTCGAGGCTCCACTGAACTGAACATGTACTGCCTCTTGCCTGGTTGTTCGCCCTCTCGAAGCAGGTTGCGGGGAACTTGCCAAACACCCTTCTGTGGCCTGAAGCATACCTTGCAGACCCACCAGCCGTACTTCGTTCCCATAACGCTCTTCTCACTAGGAGCGGCGCACTCACAGAACTTTGACGGCTTCTTGTACAGACCGACGATTCGTACCGAGGCGTCGGAGCCTTCGCCAAGTGTAGCAGCGAAAGCTCCGGCCTCAGCATCATCGTCAAATTCAACGACGACGTATTGCACGTACCCTCCTACGGGTGAGAGATTGCTGTACCATCCGGGAGCACGTTCCCGAACCAGTTCGTCGTACTCCAGATGTAGACCGAGCTGGACCCGTCAACACCTGACTGACACTTGTCGATCTTCATCTCGTTGTTGCTCACGATCACACCGTTCTGCGGAACTGATGGTCCTACGTTGGTAATGTAGGACGTTTGTTCTCCAGTGTTCACATCCTTGATGCACCCGAGCCAACTCATGGTGATCGTGATGTTCGCCGGATTGCTCTGGATCAGGAAGACGCTAGTGTTGCCACCTTCCATCCAGTTGTGCTTGAACAGCATGTTGCCGTTGTTTGTTGCCTGACACGAATCGCTGTGAACTCCGCCGCCGAACCCGAGGTTGTGCACATACGAATTCGTGAACGTGAAGCCGCCATCACAGCGAATGCCGTCGCCAACGTTTTGGATCTGGACGCCACCGTAGATGTGACGACTTGGAGAAGCGCTAGTTCCTGCGCCATCCATGATCGCAATGCCAGGGTTGGTCGTGTTGAGACTGTTTGGTCCGATGTCGACCCTTGTGACCGTCATGCTTCCGTCGCTGAAGGAGTGGAAGCACTCGCCACTACCGTTGCAGCGAACCCTGCTGTTCTTGACCGTGACGTTGTCGACACCTGAGTTGATGTACAGGTGGCCCGTGATGTCCCAGCCATCGATCACTGTGCCCGATACTGAGACGTTCACGTCCCCGCTGTGCACTGTCAGAACTGTCCCTGGAGGAACGCCCGTACTCATCGGTCCAGGCCAGCAACCGTTCCACAGATCTGATCCGCCTGGAGTATTCGGAGCTCCAGGACAATCAGACGGAGGAGGTGTGGGGGTAGGAGTTGGTGTCGGCGTTGGCGCTACGGTTGGGCTAGGAGTAGCTGTCTCAGTTGGCGTCGGAGTGACAGTAGGAGTAGCCGTCACTGTCGGCGAAGGAGTAGGTGTCTCGGTTGGAGATGGTGGGATAGTCGGTGAGGGGGAAGTAGCCGTAGGCGTCGGAGTTGCACTCGCTGCTGCATTGATCGCCCGCTGAGCCAGCTTGACACAGATCGAGGCGAACGACTTCTCGGAAGTCGTTCGAGCCTGAACTTGCATGTCCTTGCAGTTGTCGAGCTGGTTCTGTAGTCGATCAGGCACTCCTGGAGTGGCGAGTGCAGTCGCGGCCCTAGCCGGGTAGGTCCCCACAGGGGCGAAGAGTGCCATTACGACAGCCATCACAACCAGTGCGATAGCGCCGATCGTGATAGCCTGATTGATTGTGAACTTCCTCATCGTCCGATTCCTTCCTCAGCTGTCGACATTATTCCTCCGGAAGTCCGTGCCCCTTAGGATCCTTCCGGAAGTCGCGCTGGCGAACTTCTGCCCAGCGCTCCTGGAACACTTCGAGGAGGTCGATGTCACAGGCGTAGGCCGACTGGAAGAGGGCGATGAGCACATCACCGTGCTCCTTGCGAAGCTCTGCTTCCCATTCTGCGTACGTGCCTCGAATGCCTTGCTCCTGCTTCCGAATGGCTCGGAGCAGCTCTCCAGCTTCCTCGGAGACGGAAGCGACGCTGTTGAGCTTGGAGGCCTCGGGAAAGTTGTGTATCGCCCAGCGGCCGACGTTCTCCTGCATGTCATCGAACCACGAGGTAACATGTGCTGCACTGTAGCTCATTGATCTCCTTCAGAAGGGTCGTACCGTTCGTGGAGTACTGCTAGCGAGAGGCAGTCAGGGTACGGTGGGTGGTCTTCCTTGGCGTGGTGATGGATGGTAGTCGGTGTTCCTTCCTTGAGGCGAAGTCCAGCATCGTTCTGGAACGCTCGAAGGTCAGTCTTGCCTTCTCGATGGTAACTGTGATGTCTCGACATACTTACCTCCCCAGGGCCTCTAAAGTTGCCTTCGGCAACGCTTCACGAGGCAAGCGGCCGACTCTCCTTTCGAGAGCCCGAATGTCACCGACGGAAGCTGTCATTAGCCACTCGTAAGTGACGCTGAACACGATCGCAACTTCGTGTTCGTCCATGAGGAGGAACTCTTTAGTGGGAGAGTTCCTCTTCCACTCGTACTTAGGCACTGAGCACCTCCGTGTAGATGGAAGGTTCGACCTGATCGCCGAGTAGCACCTTGAGCCACTCCCACTTCAGTCTGATTTGCTGGAGGTGACCTCCGTCGACCGTGTTACGCGCGATGATGTCGACGACGTGAACAGCGTTCTTCTGGCCAATACGATGAAGGCGATCTTCCGCTTGCCGATTCTGAGAAGGATTCCACGCCCGGTCCAAGAAGATGACAGTGCTAGCTCGGGTAAGCGTGATTCCAATCCCACCTGCTGCAATAGTTCCTGCAAAGACGCGAACTTGACCTGATTGGAAAGACTCGATGAGCTTATCACGATCACTCTGCGGAGTATCTCCGGTGAGTACCACGTGCGAGATTCCTTCAGCAGCAAGACGCTTCTCCAGGAGAAGGATGATCTGCTTCGAGCTACTAAAGACGACCAAGGGTTGTACTGAATCCTCAATAATGTCCATAGCAGCATCCAGTTTAGCGCTCGGCTCGGTGAGACGAACCTGCGTGAACTCCCGTACTTCTTTCGATGCCCTGTCATATCTGTATCTCGTCACTAGTTCGGCGTGTGCGAGCGCGAACTGACGTAGCCTACTGAGCTGCGCTAGGACAATTGGCGCTGCAATGGGCTGATCCTCTTGTGCTCCCACCCACGAGAGCATGTCTCGTCTCATCTGGTCGTAAATACGTCGCTGCTCACGACCTAGTTCAACGAAGACCTCCGAGTAGTACTTGTCAGGCAGGTCGGAGATGACATCTTCCTTCAGGCGTCGAATGTAGTATGGTGCCATCTCTGCCAGTAGCTCGTCAGCATGCTCTACACCGCACACCTTCTTGTACTGCTGACCCTTTCGGTTGACTTCTACTCGGACTCGAACGTGGTACTTATAGAATGACCAGTAGCCTGAGTGCGTCTTTGGGTACAACCAGTTTAGGACTGACCAGAGGTCTTGTGGAGCATTGTCCGCCGGTGTTCCTGAGAGTCCTGTCTTGTAACGTGTCTGGAGCTTCTTGAGTGCGATCGTCTGTTGTGCCTTGCGGTTCTTTGCCTTGTGGACCTCATCAGCGATCACGTGCCACCACTGAATGTCGTGCAGCTCAGGTACAAGCCGCAGAGCTTCCCAGTGTACGACGTAGATGTGGTACGGACGCTTCAGTGCTTCGATGAGGAACCATCGATTCTTAGGGTCGATTACGCACACTCTTGCTGTAGGCCACATCATCGCGATGTGTCTCTGCCAAGATCCGAGAACAGACAAGGGTGCAACGACTAGTGTCTTGTGGTCGCTCTGCTTCCTACCTTCAAGCTGCGTCGTCCTACGACGGAGATCCAGCGCGAGCGCCTCAACCGTCTTGCCTAAGCCCATGTCGTCGGCGATTAGGCAACTAGGGACGTACTGCAGTCTTTGGACTGCTTCTCCTTGGAAGCGGTACAGTTTCACAACAGCTCCTATCTGCTGCTGATTAGTGTGCCAACCATGCCTATGAGTACACCGAAGAGGGCAACACCGAGGCAGAACAGGGTTATGGCCCCGACCAGCAGGAGCAGAAGTCCGATTGCGAATCCCAGATCCTCGTGCTTATCCATTCCACCAAAGCCCTTAGGTTAAGGATTACTATAGACTAATACTAAGACCTTTTAGACGTTATAGAGACCAGATGAATCTACGGGTTAAGCGTCTTTAGTAGCTCTTTCGTCTAGTTAGTTTCTAACCTCGCTGCTCCCCCGTGTCTCCGCCTCCAACTGGGCAGCCAGATCCGCGTTGACTCTGTCAGTGAAGTCAGGGATCGCTGGGAACATACGTTCGCGCTTGATGACTGGCGGTGGCACCGTTCCGTCGGGATTGACTTGGATGATCCTGCACGTAGTCTCGTACCACTTGCAGCGCTCGTTCATGCAGGTCGCTGTGTGCAGCTGAGCACCAGCTGTTACAGCTCTGCGGTCACCAAATCGAACACGCAGAGGCTCCTTCGAGGTGATCTCTCCGAGCTCGCCACACTTCGGACAGCGGCGGGCTTCATCATACGTCGTGTCCAACCTTGACCTCCACTTCCTTCTGGAGGACTACGATCAGTCGTCGTAGCTCCTCAAGTTCGTCACCATGTGTCGCGGCGAGCTTCTGCAGGTCACGTATGCGCTGTTCAACAATCGAGTACCGATCGCCTTCCTTACGAGGTCGACGTTCAGTAACAGCGTGGTACTCGTCTAGCGTAGGTTCACGCCAGAGGAGCCAGCGACTCAGTGCAGCTCCGCCGCCTCGCTTGATCTGCTCGATGCAGCCCATAGCGATGAGTCGGTTCTTAATGGTGGTGTAGTACGGGACGCTCAGCTTCAGCCTGCGAAACAGCTGAGTCAGATGACCCTCGTACACGAGGCAGCTGTACTCCTCGTCCATCTCTGCCTGAGCCCTCATTGCCTTGTATACGGCACACACGTGGTCAAACATCGCCGGATTTTGCTGAACGATGCTAGCCACTACTTGCCTCCTTCACCCGATCTAGTAGACCCTTTAGCTGCGCGATCCTGTCTGTGCAATGCCGGACTAAGTCGAGGAACTCTTCGACCGTCTCAGGCATCTGATCGCGTTCGATATGCTCGTCGAGGAGGATCTTCTGGACCTCGAGTGCCTCAGTGAGCTCCTCCTCTATGAGCTCCAGGTCTTCCCCGGACAGTTCAAGGGGTTTTGTCATATCTCGCTCCTCTCTTCTATTATATAGGGAACATCACGTTGACTACAAGATAGCGCTTTGGGTGTCAACCGGGCCCTCCCAACTCAGATACCCACAGGGCGGCCATCACAACCGCCGGGACCGCAACGACGACACCCTTCTCTGCAGTGGTGATGGGCTTGATCGGAGAGTGCGTATATGCAATCCTTCACCATCCCGCAAGTGACTTGCAGCTCAGTGTTATGACCACATATCACGCACACTATCGGCCTCGGTATAGTTCGACACTTTAATGGCCTTAACCTTGTCATGGTAACCTCCTCTCAAGGCGGTTAGGACCCGGAACGAAAGCAAAAAAGAAAGGGCCGAACCCTAAGGCTCGGCCCTCCTTTCGCACCAGCTAGCTACCACCAATAACCGTCCGGCACTTGGTTCCTAAGCGGAGAGTGCAGGTGTCCACGGCGCTACACTCCCGGCAGTTCAACCCACTCCAATGTCTAATGCGGGGTACCCTCCCGCTCCAGGACTTAGCCTCGCAATGCAGACTGTTACCCAACCCGGTTTCTTCGCCGCTCCTACGCTTATACTCCGTGTCGGTAGTCTCAGCGCCTACGAGCGACTTAGCCTAAGATGTCCTGCCCACCGATCCTCCTCGCCCCTCGGGTGATGATTATCCGCGTCCGCATCTATCGGTACGGCTTGCCTCGATCACACACTCGAGTGACTTGTGGAGAGTAGAGGATTCGAACCTCCGTAGGCGCTCAATCCTGGTATGGCAGCAGCGGAGACACCAGGATTCGACCAGAGCTCGCCTGTTCTTCCTATTGAACTAACTCCCCTTAGCACTGGCTTAACCCCCACCAGCTTATGCGCACCTGCGGTGACCTCTCGCCTGGCTAGTTGCCCCCGGTAAGGATTAGCTTCAGGCTAGCGCAATTCCACCGTGTTACTAGAAGCTCGTCAGGGTCCTGAAGTACGGCGGAATGGTACTATCGTTCACGATAGCCATCCGGATCTCGTCCCAGGTCTTGACGCTGTTGTACTTGGCCGTGGTGTAGAAGACGCCGTTGATCTTGATGGCGACGTAGGTGTAGGTGGTATCGGTGCCTTCGAACTTCATGGACCATTGGAAGACGTCACCGTCGTCGTAGGGATCCTCGCCCAGCTCCTTGAGCTTCGCCATGCGGCGAGCGACCTCGGCATCGATCTGCTTCTGCCGAAGTGCATCCCGCACTTCCGCCTCAACGGAGGCGATCCATCCGTCTGTTACTCCCATTTCACCCTCCTGAATGGGCCTTCACCCCTGGCGGATCTCAGCTCTCCAAACCTTCCACGCCTGCCTTCTATCGCAGGTCTCTTCGTGGCATCATTCTTAAGACCGCTATGTGGTTACTGGTCGCCGGGGACTAGCTCCTTATCCGGCTTTATCCTGCTCCCCGCCAGGGGATCGGGCTGTCATATGCGGCAGCTTCCGTCGGTAGCGCTGCCACGCTCTCTGGTTCGTGCCGCTCGCCCCTGGCAGGGGACTTGCCGCTAACAGGGACAACATCCTGCCGCGACCGTGGACCAGGTAGGAATCGAACCTACACACTCCGTGTCATCTCGGGTGATCAAACCTCTAATGGTGTACACTAACACGGAGCCCATCCGAAGAGCTGGCCCGCAACCTGCATGAGGTTCCATGCAGGTCACCCGGAATCTTCGTCCCACGCCTCTTGCCCGAAGGCTCATCGCGTCACTTCTCCGGTCGTGGCCTGGAAGGGAATCGAACCCTTAACGTCGATCCATGTGAACATGTTCACGACGCCTCACCCAATACAGGCCTTGTTGTTCTGACGTGGGGTGGACAGGGATCGAACCTGCCTAGGCGTGCTAGTGAACTAGTCGCCGTCATCCTTACACCCCTTATTGTGCGTTGTGGAGTCGCACCCCTCCTTGGAGCTACTCGGCCTCGACAGCCGTACCCTCAGATGCGGCGGCCGGAGCCTCCGTCGCCTTCGCAGCCTTCGCTGCGTCCTTCGCCGCCTTGACCGCCTTGCTGGAGGAGACTCGCGTGTTCTTCTCGTCCCACCACGCGAGGCCTTCCTCCGGCTTGATGTACCAGTCGTACCCGTCCAGCGAGTGGACCGGGAACGGGTGCTTGGCGTTGGTGCCGACGTTGTTCTTGATGTAGCTGTACACCACCTGCGGCGGAACAGCCTTGCCGAGGTGTTCGGTGAGCAGCTTGGCGAACGCCACGGGCTTGACGTAGCCCTGAGGCGCTGCCGGTCGAGCAGCCTTCGCCGGCTTGGCTGGGGCACCGTCGGTGCCGGCGTCCGCGGGAACGGTCTCGGTGTCCTCGTTGTCGTCCGGCACGTCGACGTCCAGATTGGCGTCGTCTTCCACCTCGAGGTCGAGATCGTTCTCGGTGTCAGCGGGAGCGGTCGGTTCGTCGAAGGTCGGTGTGCCAGCGGTCGGTTCGCTCATGAGAGCACCCTCCTGGTTGTAGTTGGCTTTGCTTTCTGGTTTGATTTTACCCGCTATTGCTCGTTGACCTCAACGGGTCTTTTCATGATCTTTTTGATCGAGTGCCCGGCAGGACTCGAACCTGCGCTTCCACCTTGCCCCTGTCACGAGTGAGGGCGTGCACCTCACGGTACCTCGGGCACCTGTAGTTCAATTGTCTGTCACGTGGCACTACTAGGGCTCGAACCTAGCTTAGCTGCAGCCGGGGGGTTGGATGCTAACTAATGACACCGTATCTAGTGCCGTGGGCAGGCGGTTAGCCCGTGGTTCGCATCACGACCGCCTGCCTTTTCAGTTGTAAGTGTGGCGTAGCTTTGCGTTTGGGATCTCACATCGGATGGCGTAGGCCCTTTTAGGGTGGTAGCGGCCGCATGATTCCTCCCTCCTTTTGCTCTCTTTCATCTATATTATACGCTGGGCTCCCTCGTTGACCTCAAGGGGGCTTTATTTTCCGAAGTCTTCAGGCCGACCAGGTACGATCGGTATGCGTCGAACCTTCTCCATCTCGATCAGTCTGTGCGACAGGAATACAATCTTACACCAGTCCAACTTGCTAACCCACGGCCACCGGCGTCTCTTCACGACAACCCCTCCTCCCTATCGAGTCGGCCACCAGTGTGTTACTCCCCGAGAACGATGAGGCGGATTGGTATCACCGTTTGGACGATCGACTGGAGTGTAGCGAGAACCCGTCCGACCTGTATGGAAGCAAAAGAAAACGCCACGACTCGGATAGACTCCGGGCCGTGGCGTCTCTTGTGCGTCCATCGCTCCCAGTAGGATACTCCTCCATCCCAGGCGATGCCGCCAATCATATTCTTGTATCGATGCATTCCTAACACCTCCTCGGTTACTAGTATAACTTGAACAACTAGACTGACTACAACGGGCTCACGTAATTCGCCACCCAGCCATTGCGCCCTGTGGGTCTTGAGATCGCGTGAGCCCGAAGTGGTCAGACCACTTGTGTGACCGCAAGGGCCAACGTTGCGTACATCGTCGCCAGCTGGATCTGCCGGTCACGACGTGCGCACAGCATCATGTACAGAGGGTCCTTGCCCAGCTTGACTGCTGCAAGGTGTTCGTTACCCCTCTGACTCCGTGTTGCTGCGTTGTCGTGGCTGTCGATCTGTTGCTGGAGAACCTCGTACAGCGAATTGGCATCCTGCGCCTTCAGTAGGTAGGCCTGCGCCTGGGTGCGAACGGACATTTCACACCTCCTTTCGCGGGGCGCTGGCCTACGACAGCCTAGTCACTTACTGACGCGCCCCTGCTCCCTAGAGAGCAACCACCTCCTGAATCCGTGCCCGGCTAAGCCGGTACGCCAGGCTCATACGTGCCTGGTGAACTCCGGAAATGGGCTGTCGGGTTGGCGTGATGGGGAGGTGGCCCCGAGCACGCTTCGCCGACTCACAGGGTTGTCCTGGCCCAACTCGGCAGAAGGGGCAGGACAATTGTAGGGCCTGTTGCTTGATGGACATGTGGCCCTCCTTTCTGCGCGGGCTCGACCGCTACTTCGATGCTGACATCGAGCCCTCCTTGCTAGGCGAGAAGGTGTAAGACTTCGTCGCTGTCCATCTGTTCCAGCTCTGCGATACGCCTCCGCCGAACCATCTCAGCGAAGAACGCCTTCAGAGCGTCGTACGGAACTGTGAGCTGCGCGATGTGGTGATCCTCTCCCTCTCGGGAGAAGTGGTCTACTTGCGGATCGCCCACATAGGTGGGAACGTTGATGATAACGTTCCCCCCATTCGGATCTCCATCGTGGTGAATCGTGACAGTCGCATCATGCGTGTCCGCATAGTCTGCGATCCATGCAAGACCCGTCCACTCAAAGGTATGCATTCGATACCTCCTTCCGTGAGCGCAGGCCCACTCTGAGGTACCTGCGCTCTCCTTGCTACCAGCCGTAACAGTGATCGTGGAAGTGATCACGTTCGAAGTCACGACGTATTGCGTCTACACTACCGTGCTCGAACAACGCGGTCTTGAGCTCTTCCGGGTCTAACTCTTGGCGACCTACTCCTCGCTCGAGACACTCGTGCTCGGTGCCATCCATGTGCACCTCCACACCGCTCGCCTCGCACGTGACGACTCGGCCACACATGCTACACTTTCTGTAGTCGTCGTCCACTGACTCCTCCTTGGTCTCGTCAGGTCCAGCTCAACTGGACGACGGGCCTGTGGAAGCGCCCGTTTCGACCTACTCCTGAGGCTCGTACCATTCTCGGATATCGAGCTTCAGCTCGTTCTGCTTGGTGAGTACCACGGTCACCCGTAGCTCACCCTTCTTGTAGGGTCGCTTCGCGATGGCCTTGACTCCGAAGCTGTCCTTCTCGGACTCCCAGCCCGCTCCGCCGTTGGCCATTGGAGCGCACAGCTGCTGGACTACAACCTTCGGATCAGCGTCGTGCACCTCATCGTCGTACGCTGTCGCGACCTCACTTAGCGTGTCCCGTACCCAGCCGAGAACATCCTCGTTGAGCACCAGGTGGACACCCTTTCCAGGTAGCATTCGCCACCTCCTTTCCGTGGACCAGTTGGATTTGATCCCACCACCAGGCTCGTGGACTGGCCCTCCGTTACGCTTTGCGAATCGTTGGCTTTCTCGCCATCGGATGATCACCAGGTACGTTCAAGTAGACGTGCAATGTCTTGGTGGGTCGGTTGCTGTTGACAGCATGTTGTGGATACCAACCCTCCTCAATGTACTCCGTCCTCCCGATTGCACCTCCTGACCATGCTACAATCGCGTGTAGCTCTCGGTACACCTCGTACACTGTACCTCCTTTCGCAAGCTGGCTGCTTCGATGCTACGGCCTTGTTCCAGCCGACCAGCCCTCTGTACTAGACCTCGATCGCCTCGATCGTCTCCGACACCTCGATATCGTCGAGCGCTGCCTCCCCAATCTCCTCAGCGAACAGTTCGAGCTTCTGCTCGACGTCGAGCTCCATCTCGTACGCCACTGCCTCGCTGATGTTCATGCTCGGGTAGTGCTTCTCGTCGAACGGCACCTCGGTGGTGAGCGTGACCGTACGCTTGATCTGAATGACAGTCGCCATTCTGGCCTCCTTTCAGGCGCGAACCTGAGCGCTGCTTCGATGCTGACCTCAGGTCCTCTGTGCTACTTCCCAGTTGCCAGATCGGCCCACATCTCTGCGAGTCGCTCGTCGATCTGATCCTGAGACATCCTCATCGTGTTACGAGCGAACTGGATGCCCCAGAGGAAGCTGTCGCGATGGCGCTCCCACACGGCTAGTGTGGTTTGGTCACTGAACCCCTCGCTTGCAGGCTCAGGGTTTGCAACTGGCGTTGTTACCAACGTCACTCGCTTTTGGTGCGGGTGCGAACCCGAAGGCACACCCTTCTTGGTCACACAGAGGCTTCCTGCCTCGGCGTGACAGAACGGACACTTGACGTCCATTACGTCCATAATGTCCCTCCTTTCCGTGGGCGTAGGCGCTACTCTGAGCTGACCCTACGCCCTCCTTGCTACTCGTGCTCGCCGAAACCGACCTTTGTTACCACTTCAGATCCGTCTTCACAGATCGGGTACGTATCGAGCTGGTAGTCCTTAACGGTCGCCCAGCTCGGAGGTTGCCACCTCCGAACGACGCACTCAGCCTCTGACGGATACTGTTGCAGTTCCTCGATCAGTTCCCTTACTGTTTTAGGCATGCCTGCCTCCTTTCCGCGGGTACGTTGCCTACGACGGCCAGTCGCTTTCCGACCGTACCCTCCAGTCTAGTCCCTGCAGGCGTTCTTCCTGCAGAGCACCTCTGGGATTGGGTCTGGCTGGTAAGACCTCGACCACTCCTCGATCTTGTAGCCACACGCTGTCTCCGAGTATACGCCCGGGGGCAACTTGTGCTGTAGGGTTGGCCTCCCACTTGCATTCCGTGCTATAACGTAGAGCACACCCGCCCTACGCCTCCCTCTTTGCGCCACCGTACCCTCCTTGTGGTGTTATGGTGGTTGTGCATTTGGACCATTGTTCAGAGTGTAGCCAGATTTTTTGTGCCTTCCTTGGGTGCCTGAGCTCTGACCGGGCCGAGCTCGCGCTCTCACCGGTCAGATCCCAGCTAGTGGGCTAGGCGGGATCCGATCCCTGACGTTCACACCATCGGCAGCCGTCCAGCAAAAGGAGGAAAGCCGTCACTAGGCGCCAAACGGCGACGTACCTAGCCCTAGCGGACCCGCTGGATTCGATCCTACAGTCGCCAATCGCACTGGCGGGCCCTTACGTTTACACCTTACGGTGTAAACGGTACTGCGTTGCATCTGGGTCTATGACCCACCAGGCTCCGTCGTGGTAGTCACAGCCTGTGATGGTGCTGTCCTCTTGTACCGCCTGACACACCGGGTGGCTCCGGACGTATTGCTCTCCGGCACTAAACCCCAACAGCGTGAGGCTGGCGCAGAGCGCCATAACGAGCACGTATGCCACGATCAGCCGTGCTGCTTCGTCTACACGCTCCAGTAGTGCCATGCGGTGCTTCCCCTTAGGCATTTGCCCTCCCTTGGTTGTGGACGCGAGCTGGCTGCCTTCGAGGCCACCGACAACGTATCGGACCAGCTCCCTCTTTCTTTCACCCTTCACCGCAGGTTCGCCCGACTCAACTTGGCCAGGTTGTTTGTACCTCGGTCCTCTCTGCGGTCTGTACTGTTGTCGAAATCACATGGGTACAATGCGTAATACTCGTCAGCCAACTCGAGTACCCGCTCTCTGACGAAATCCACTGCATGTGCGTAGACCTCGTCATCGACGCCCTCCGGCGCCAACATGACGGCAACGAGCGCCGCCACTCCCTCAGGGTGGAATCTTCTGGACACGCGAGTGCGGGTGCTTCGATGCTACGGCCATTTAGATGATGCCACCGCCCGCACTCTCCTCTTACTCTTGCCCCGTCCGGTCTGCGTACACTGCCTTCACGAAGTCAACCGGTGGGATGTTACTTCCAGGTGACCTGCTGATGATCCCCTGGTTGAGCGTCTCCGCCCGCACGCCCGTTCTTTTGTTACCCACAGGGCGAGCTCCGACTGACGTAGCGCCTAGCCTCTCAGCACGCATCAGCGCCTCAGTACTCCGCCTTGTGGCCTCACGATCAGAGGCACTACCTCCGTAGAGGCTGTCCTCTCGTGCAGCCTCGATGTCCTCGAGGCGAACTACTACCCTCGCCACACACCCTCCTTTGTGACTAGGTTCCGTGCTTTAATGCAGTGGAGTGGACTCCACCCGTGACCCTCGGCCTACTACGATGTACCTAAGGTCCCTGTGTGACGGTCTTTAGTGTCGAACTTGGTGTTACTACTGGCCGGACATTGGTCCGTGGTGCTGTGTTGATGCGCTTGATTTTTGTGCTGCTTCTATTATATAGCAGCCTGCCAAAGGATCACAAGTGGTGGACCCTCGATGCTCTTGTGGTGCTCTTTTGCTTGGGACTATTATATCACAGTTACAACTTGTAACACACTAGCTGAACCCTATAAACTTTCTTATGGAACCTAACTAACAACTATGAACCCTCAAGTGACACCTTAAGGTGTCCAATATGACGGCAGTATCCTCGAAATTGATGTAAGATATAACTATGGGTTAGTATATCTTGTGATATATCTCTATACCTAAGCCCGTGTTATAGAAAACACATCGTATCGGATTACGATAAATCCCCAAATATCCCCCTAAAACCACTGGTCACCGCTAATCACGGGTTAGTATATATTGTGATAACTACGTTTTGATCCCCGGTAATTGAGGTAGGTATATACTAGTAAAGTTCCCAAAACTGTTAATATAACGGGAGAATTCCCCCCGGTAATTACGGGTAGGTATATACTGGTATACTTTCGGTAATTGAGGCCCGTATATCTTGTGATATCCCAATATACCCCTACATCAAGATCGTTTACTATGTTACGGTATAAT